TTTTCTTTCTGCCGCCGCCGGAAGACAGAATCATCATCGCGCCGAATCAGAACTTGATCGTCGGACTTGAGACGCCGCCGTCGGCTGCCGCGCTTCTTTCCGGATCAATTGTCGTCGAAGAACTTTTCTAAAGGTTATCCATGACAGCACCTTACGTCTTCCGAAGACCGTTCGACGCGAAGGTCTTCGGACGCCGTCATGGGTCGCGAGACTTCACGCGGCCAAACTATAAATACTTCATGGCGGCGACGCTTGCGTCGAAGGTATCAGTCAGCGCTGTCGGGAAACGCACCGCACCGGCTGCCGGTTCGCTTTCAATTTCTCTAAACGGTATCGCGACGAACAGATCGACGGTTCGCCCTGCGGCGTCGCTTGGCGCAACGATTTCATATCTTGTCGCTTCGAAGATAACGGCGCGACCTGCATCGTCGATCGGGATCACTGCTGGAACGTCGAACGTCAATGGTGCATTCGCTTTAATGTCTCTGACGATCGGAATGCGTGCGGCTATCGCTGCGGTCGGAAATGGCATTTTCAAACCATCTTCGACGATCGGTGCGCGCGCCGGACAGCAAGATTCGGCGACACTAAATGCCGCAGGACCGGCGAACCTTGGGATTATGGCTGGCATCGCAGTGAAGGGCGGCTTGTTTTATGCCATGTCGGCGATGCTTGGCGCGAAACTTTCTGCGACTGGAAACGGCGCAAGGTCGGCTTCTGCGGCTGCGACGCTTTCCGTGAAGGCTGGCGAGACAGGAACGGGCGCGCGATCTGCCACGGTCGCGGTGACATTCGGAATGCGTGCCGGTATCTCGGCAGCTTCGATCGCGGCGGAAGTCGCAGCCGGTCTTCTGGCGACAGACGCCGTCGCTGGTATTTTTGCGCGACGAACTGAAAAGGCCGGAAACGATCAGCATATCGACGCCGTCGCCGGGATGTCAGCCGTCGGCAACGCGATCGCGCGCGTCGCGGCAAGCATGGGAAGCCGATCTGGAATTACCGCGACGAACAAAGCGACGCGCGTCGCATCTGCGCAGATCAGCGCCCGCGCCGGGGCAGTCGTAACTTCTGTCGTCACGCTTCGCCCGATTGGCACGATCGGAGTGATCCAAGGTTATTCGATCATCATTGGTCAGAAGTCTTTCGCAGCCGCGACAATTTCTGCGAAGGCAGGCATCGTCGCCACGGCCCGGAACGCGGCGCGTGCCGCGACGCTGATCGCAGCGATCGCAGGCGTGTCGTCGTCAACGCGAAAGACGATGCTTGCCGCAGCATCGTTCGGCGCAAAGGCATCTTCGGCGTCGGCGGTAAAGGCAACCCGGACCGCAGCTTCGACGCTCGGCGCGATCGTTCGAGAACAGCAACCCGTCGGAATGACGGCAACGATCGCCGCATTGATAGGACTTTCCGCGTCGGCAGATATCTCTCGCGCTGGCGTGCGATCGACGTTAGGCGCTTCGACGGGATTGTCAGCGGTGGCGCGGTCGCGCCTTCGGCCTATCGTCAGTCTTTCGACATATGTCGGAATTCCATTCGCGACGGTTTCCGTCGTCTATCACACCGAAGCATTGCCCGGTTATACGCTGACGAATGCGATCGCGCGCGTCCGCGTTCTTGCCAACGATCTTTCGCGCTTCGGCGGCGTGCAATTCACACGACAGGACGAATGACATGTATGTCGGAAATGATTTCTCTCCGGTCGATACTGGCGAAAAGATCGACCTCGCATTCGACTTCGTGAACGATCTTGTCAGCGGTGAGAATATCACCGCTGTCGCATGGTCGATCGCAACGCTTGAAGGGATCGACCTGACTCCTGAAAGCCACTTCGTTGACGTGCCAAGCGTCAGCGGCACTGTCGTCGCGCAACGTCTGACGAACTTCACAGTCGAAGCGCGGTATCGAATCCAAGCGTTAGTCACCACAGATCGCGGCAACGAACTAAGCCTGTGGTCGCATTTCAACACTTACACGCCGGACTGACATCATGGGAACGACAGACTTCGATTATGTGATGGGACTCGTTCTGAAATCCGAAGGCGGATATGTGAACAATCCGAAAGACCCCGGCGGACCGACGAACTTCGGAATCACATTGCGGGATTATTCTGAATTCAAAGGCCGCACCGTCACCGCGCTTGAAGTTCGCAACATGCCGCTATCGGATGCGCTGGCGATCTACCGCGTGAAATATAACAAGGGGATCAGCTTCGAAGCGTTGCGCGTCGGGTCTGATTATACCGTCATTGATTATGGCGTGAACTCCGGACTTGCGCGCCCGCCGCGCGTCGCCGCGACATTGCTGCGCCGTCCGCTCGTTTCGAAAATGACGCCTGACATAGTGAAGGCGATCAATGACACCGATCCGAACAAGCTGATCGACGCGATGTGCGACGAACGCCTGCACTTCATGAAGGGAATCCAAGGCGGCGCGCTATGGGCGGAATTCGGCAAGGGCTGGAACACTCGCGTCGCCAGCGTGCGCGCGATTTCTCACAAGCTGGCGAATGGTCAGCAATCGTCAATCGTGCTGCCGCCGCAGGCGCAGGCTTCCGATTCTGCGAAGGCGATCCATGCGCCCGATCCGCATATCGTCGGCAAGATCAAGGCCGCGACCGGCGCTTCGGCAGCGACCGGCGGCGTAAGCAGCGCGCCGCATTCCCTTTTAATCGCCGGTTGCGTCGTCGCTGGCGTCGTGATCATCGGCGGTGCGACGTATTATATTTATCAGCGACAAGTTAAAGCTGCGAACGACAAGGTCGAACTGCCGCCGGGTATGGTCCCGATCGCGGCCTAACGGGGAGCAAGGCAATGGACTGGAAAGACATTGTCGGCCCGGTGCTTCAGGCATCTGCGCCGACACTCGGCGGACTTCTCGGCGGACTGATTCCGTTTCCGGGCGGCGCTATGATGGGGCAAGAACTCGGAACGATTCTCGCAAATCAGTTCGGCGTCCCGGCAACGCCGGAAGCCGTTAACAACGCGATCCAGAACACGCCGTCGGATTTGGCTGCGCAGAAGATCGCAGCGGCAGAAGCCGAAGCGACCGCGAAGTGGCCCGCGCTTGCGCAGATCGGCGTCGCCAATGCGCAGTCGAACGCGAGTCAGGCAGACTCTATCAACGCGACGATGAAAGCCGAACTTGCCGCCGGGCAGCGTTGGTATGCCTGGCGAAATCTTTATGGCTATTCCGTCGTGATCGAAGTTTCGACGACATCGCTAGTCTTGGTTTACGGCATGGTCTTCGACGCCTATGTCATGAAAAATTTCATGAACAGCATGTCGTTCATTCTGTCGTGGTACGGGCTGCGCTTCGGCTTGCTCGGCTTTGTCGCCAACGCTGCGGCGAACGAAAAGGTCGCGGCAGTGACCGGCGAAGCACCGGGCATCGTCAAGAACATCGCGAAGATTTTCGGCAAGTAACGACGACAAGGCGACGCCGGGCAGTCCGGCGTCGCTCTGCTATCGGGGCGGCAGATGCAGGATTTTATCAATTGGGCGCAAGCGCTAGGTGCAGCCGGGACGCCGATCTTCGTCACTTTGTTCCTTTGGGAAAGAAATGATCGAAAGAAGGCAGAAGCGGAGAACCGAACACTCGCGCGAGACGTTGTCACTGCAATGGTAGGCGTCGATCGGACGCTGTCTAACGTGGCCGGACTGATCGGTATCCGGGGAGCAAAATGAAAATTATGCAGCGGCTTCATGACATCGTGTGTGGAACAAAGACACCGGAAATCGCGGACGCGATCACCGCCGTCCGAATTGTCAGCGATCGCACAAAGGAACTTAACGAAAAATTAGAACCTTATCTTGCCAGCGACGATCCGATGCGGGATTTCATGAATGATCTTCGGGCGCATCGACGGATGCAACGCAAGACAAGGGGAGCAAAATGACACTTAATCATTCGATTGTTCTTGAAGCGATCAATGCGCCGACTTCGATCGTCGGGTTCATGCTGATCGGTTTCATGTTTTGGTATGTCGTCGATACGCACAGCGACAAGGAAGGCCGCTCGATTTGGCGGTGTTGGCTCTGCGGTGATCTTGATCAGCGGTTACAGTTCGGCGTCGCGATGTTCTTTCTATTTTTAGGAACGGGGATCGTGCGCGGATGGGCTTGGGTGTTTCGCCACATCGTCAACAGCGGCAGCCAATTCCCGATCGACGGCGGTTCGAAATGGCAGATCATTGGCGGGTTCGTCACGCTTGCGGCGATGCTCTGTTTAGTCCGGATCGTTACGATCGCCCGGTTCGGCAAGTGGCCTTGGCGGATCGCGACGATCGTCGCGGCAGCGTCGGCGATCGGCACGTTCTACCTTCCGCCATTTTAAGGATTAGCCGCCTTCCGGACGGCTGATAGGTGCGGGGAACCGCATTTTCCCGGTGTAACTGACCCGCGCTTCGGCGCGGGTCTTTTTTTTCGTGGTCTGCCGCCCGGCTGGCGTCACAGGGTTCGGTTTCAGGGACCGGACCTGCCAGCGGAAGGCTGCACGGACAGGCCGCTGGACGGCCTTCTAATGGCCGCGAAAAACCCCGCCGCCGTGGCATGGCGACAGGGTTCCGGGTTTGAGCAATGAGGCCGGGCGCTTGGCACCGCCCGGCTGCCTTAATCTGATTCCGGCTTCGGCTGCCGGTCAAGCTTTAACGCTTTCTCGGCTTCGGCCTTGGCGCGTTTCAGCAAGGTCCGGGGATCACCGCCGCCGACGCTGCCGATCTGGCGTCCGTCCACTTCGATCCAGATCATCCGGCCAAGCGGCGTCCCGTTGTCTTCGACAAGTCGCGCTTCCCTGCCGCCCGGCAAACTGCCGAAGATGCTGCCGCGCGACATCCGAACCCATGTCACCGGGCGACGATCTTCAAGCTTGATCGCAGGGTGTCCCGTCGGCGTGAAGACATCGCCAGTCACGCCGCACACTTCGAAGTCGGGATGCACAAGGTAAAGAATGCAGCCGTGCTTCGTGACGTGACGCGATCCGCAGTGTCGGCGAAGCCGATCGACGATCGTGTCGTAAGGCGTCGTCTGTTTTCCCGTCGCCCAATAGTTCCCGGTGTAAGCCATGACGACATAATTCGATGTGTCGATGTCACTCATTGCGCGGACTCCCATGCTTCAAGGATCGGGAACGCGCGCGCCTTGCGTGCCTGTTCGTCCGCCGCTTGCGCGATCTTCATCTGCGCAGCCGTCAGCTTCGGACGGTGGAAGTGCGACGTGCGACGCGGCCTTGTGAACTTGTGATCACGCCAAGCGGCAGCGCGGATCGAAGGCGGTATCTTTAAGAAGTCGGGGATGTCTAGTTCGTGTGTCATTGTTTCGTGTCCAGTCCTTGTCGCCGGTTAATTCCGATCGACAAAGACATTCTACCACGAAAAAATTCGGGGCTTATTTTCCGACGCTGTTTTGCGAGTCGTCGCGATTGATGTCGTTAAAGAAAATCGCCGCGAAAATAATTTGAAACATGCTTTTCATTGGACTTCTTGAATCGCGTTTTTGATTCGATCAATGACTTAGCGCGAATCCATCGCGCCATTCCTAAGAGTCCGAAGTAACAAATCGTGAGAGTCCGCGTCTCTGCGATTTTGTTTTGAAATTGCTTTTCGTCGGCTTGCGTTCGATCTGCACGGCGCGGCGCGACCATATTTCCCATTCGGTAAACGTGCATTCAAGTTTGACGCCGAAGGTCCGCATCTTGCCGCGAAAATAAACGACAGTCCCGTCGAACTTCCGATCGACGACGTGTCGCGTCTCGCCGTTATGTTCTGTCTTAACGCGCCAAGACGTTCCGGGTATCGGCTGCCGATCCGCTACGCTTGCCCGGATTGAGTGCAGGCGCATATTCGACTCGTTCGACTCTGACATATCCGACTCCATTGATGCCAAGTGCTTTCGCGCCCGGCGGCGTCAGGTCGATCACTCGACCGTTGTGAAAAGGTCCGCGATCGTTCACGCGGCATTCGATCGACCTGCCGTTATGAGTGACGCGCAAGATAGTTCCGAAATCTTCGACGCGGTGCGCGCATGTCGATCGACCGTGTTCGTCAACATGGTATGGCAGGAAGATTTCGCCGTTCGCGGTGCGGCTGCCTTCCCAATAGATTGAAGCTTCTCCGGATTGCGGTTCGCGCTTCATAATGTCTAACCATCGCTGCAAAAATGTCGGCTCTGCGCACGCCGAGATCGGCAGCAACGCGACGACAAAAGCGATCTGGATCATTTTTATCATCTGAAAAAAACCGCCCGGTTTCCCGGACGGCTTCCTTTCGGTTTCAGAGATTTACGAACCGAACTTGTAATCGACGCCGAACTTGATCGTGTGGAAGTCGTCGCGCTGGTTCGCCATGAAGTTGACAGGCGTTTTCGCGACGACAGCATTCATCGCGTCGGTATGGCTGCCGAAATCCAGATATTCATACTTCGTGAAAATCGTCAGATTGCGCGCGATGCCATATTCAGCGCCAACGCCGACGACGTAGCCGAACTTCGTGTCAGACATCCCGGCGACGACCGACGTTCCGATCGGTGCAGGTGCGCCAAGAACGATCGACGTGCTGTCGGTGATCTTGCCATATGCGCCGCCGCCCGTAACGAACAGAAGCAAACGATCGACCGGCGTGAAGCCGACCTTTCCGCGAATGGTGCCATACCATTCCAGATTCGAAGCGCCGTTCGTCGTCAGACTGAAAGGCGCGCCAAGCGGCGCGGCTGAAAGAACTCGCGAGTCGCTTCCCTGGAGTGCAGAGCCTTGGAAGTCGGCTTCGAGTCCATAGACCCATGATCCGAATTGATGATCATAACCGATCTGCGCACCGCCGATGAATCCCTTCGCGTTCGGATTCGGTGACGACACTGCGCCTGTCGCGACGACAAGCGCGCCAATCGCGTTAGCGCCGGACACGGCGTCACCACGATCGGAGAAGCCATAGCCGCCGTTCAAGCCGATATGAAAGCCGCTCCAATTGTAAACGGACTCAGCTGCTGACGGTGCCTTCTGATATGTCGGGAAGTCAGCGGCACGCGCCGCCGAACCCAACGTCAACGCGACACATGCCGCGCCAATAATTCCCCAAGATAAAAAACGCATTTTGTCTTTCTCCATTTTGAATCCGGGTGATCTGCCCGGTCTTATCATCCGCCGCGCGCGACGGAATTATTAGCTGGCGAAATATCGCCCGGCTTTAACGGATGCAATCCAGCGACACGTTCACACCATAAGAACGCTGCCGCGCGATCGCTGAAACTTCCGCCGCGTTTCCATTCGCCGGATTGCGGATCGGCGTGTGGATAGCAGGCATAATCATAATCAATGACGAACGCGATAACTTCGCCCGACTCGGTGACAAGGTCTTCGCATTCGGTGAATTCGCAGACGCCTTCAACGAAGACTCCTTTTTCGTCGTCGTTTAATTTGACTGGTTTCCACTCGGCAGCCATTTGACCAAGAATCCCTTGAAATGTTCGACGCCCGGATGTTTGGTTTTCCAGAAATCAAGCATGTCGGCAACATCTTTTAAGCCGTCAGCCCGAATAAATTCGTCGATTTTGGCCGCTTTCATGCGCAAACGGTCGATTTTCACGTCGATCGCATTGTTTTTTAGCCACAGTTCGATTGATTCGACGCTGCGGCATTGCGCGACGCCGATTAGAAAACACGAACTCGACCGCTGCCCGCAATAAAGCTGCAACGTCTCTGCCGTGCGTGCATGGCGACGTTTTCCGACGGCGCGGATCGTTTGCGTCTTTGGTTGTGGCAATTCTATTGCAGGCGCTATCGTGGAAAATCCGCGCCAACTATGGATCGCTTTCGGTTCCGATGTCAGGATACCAAGACCGACTCGAATCGGATCAACGAACCGGCGCTTGAATGAGTAAGCGACCATTATGATTCCCAACTCGGCTTAAATGGCGGGCAGCGATAAGCGCTCATGACGATCAGATCGTCGATCGACTTTGACTGATCGTCCGGCGCGATCGCGATCACCGCGATATAATTCGCTTCGCGCTCTTTCCAGAACAATCCGTGACGCGGATCGTCAACGGTCAGCGACGGCCATTCGTGTTCCATGCCGCGACGCCACGCGATGAACTTCATTGGCTGCGTCATGGCGTATGATTTCCCGGCCATCCGTTACAATGTGCCGTTTCGTGCCTTCGATATTGCCGAAGGTCGCGGACCGGACCATCCGTCGGAATTACAATTTCGCAGACCGTTCCGTTCTTTCGTGTCCAAGAACAGGCGTCGGCATTGATTAGACCGAATTCGCGGCAGCGCTTTCGCGTCAGATCGGCGGTCGATGTCATTTCGATAGTGACGCCATTGAACGGATGATCGAAGCGCGCGGGCGGCATTTGGACCGATATGCCTTCTTGTGCGCTTGCCGCCGCAGATAACAAAAGCATGGACAAAAACATGCGAAACATCATGACAAGAATTCCTTTATCTCGTTCAACATGTCGCCGTGAACGCCAGTGCATCCGGTGATCGCGTCATACACACGCTGCAAAAGTCGCCGGCCGGAAAGATCACCTTCAAGGTCTTGCCAAATCACCGGGCGAACGATTAACGATTCGCGCTCGGCAGATGTCGGCGCTTTGCCCCAAAAGTATTCGCCGCCCGGCACTGTGTAGGCGTCGGTCTGCAGAAATCCGGTGTTGACGTTTTCGGTATGCGTCTCGGCTTTGAAGCAAAGCTGACCGTCGAACATGAAAAGACCTGTCGGGCAATTCTTGAGCGTGATCGGCGGTCCGCATTCCGGCGACGGCGGCGTTTGCTTTTGATCGGGCGGAAGCTGGAGACCCTTCGCTGTCAATTCACCGATCCGACGCTTATGCCATTCGGCGTCGCGATATTGCTGACCGCGCGCGGCCTCGGCTTCGCGGTCACGATGCCAGTTCATAAGAGCGTCAAGTTCGACCTGTTCGATTTTTATGTCTTTCATTTTATCCCCTGATCCCGGCAGCGACTTCGTTCGCTTCCGCTTTGCACTTTTCCCAAATTGCGGCGATCCGTCGATTGAACGACGCCGTCAGACGTTCGACCTGTTCGCTGATCATCGTCTTTCCAATGATCGACCGGCGCATTAAAAGCCTGTCGATCCGTTTCGATCGACTTCGGATTCGGCGGCGTTCCTCTTTGGTCTTTGCCGAAATCATTTTCCAACACTTGCCGCAAATAATTTCCTCGCCTGCGAACTTCGCCGCGCTTGCGGTGCGCTTGCAAAACAAAACCTGACAGGCGATTCGATCACCTTCCATCAATCGAACTCACAGGTCGCAATCCGTCAGGCATCTTGACTGCGCTTTCGATGATCAGTTTGTCGGCTTTGATTCTTTGATGAACGCGATTGAAGCCGTCGCGCGGCGCGCCGTGTGTCTGCCGCATGATATTCAGCGGACCTTCGGCAATGACGGTATGTTCTCGCGACCAAAAATTGCGACGGACAAGCGTGAACGTCACAAGCATTGTTCGGCCTTGAAATTTTCCTGACCGATCTGTGATCTTGTAAATGTAACCACGCCGGACCGGCGAAGCGCGCAACATGGCGTCGTCAACGGCCTCGACTGCGGCGTCCAAGGCCGCGCGCGCGATCTTCTCGCGTTCGATCAGTTCGTCGATCGGCAGATTGTCAGAATTGATCGTCATATTGTTCGGGTTCGTCTTCATGATGTTCGGCAAGCCAATCGCCGAACTTTTCGATTTCACTATCCGTCAAAATTACTTCGTCTTCGTCGCCGCCCTTGCGCCACGCCTTAACGATTTCGATTTCAGGCGCTTCGGGCGCTGCAAGCGATCTTTCAAGTTCTGTGATCCGTTCGTCTGCGGTTTCGATGATTCCATAATTCGCCAAGTCGGCGATGTAGCCGTGAACCGTTGACGCGCCTGCCGATAAGCCGACGGTTAGCGGCAGATCGCCAGCCATACCGCCCGCGACGACGACTGGATAACCCCTGCCAGCGCCCGGCACACGCAAGAACCGCCAAACGCCGACCGGATCGAACACGATGATCGGAACACCGTTCGACATAAGCTTTTCGGCAAGCGCTGTCGCGGTGTAGGTTTTACCGGAGTCGCGGATGCCTAGGACGGCATTGCCGCGCGACGCCAATTCGAGAACGTCAATTTCGATTCCGCCGAACTTGAACGACTCTTTTTTTGCGCTCATGCGCCTGCCGGTTTCCGAAGTCACGCTGAATTCCCTTCGTCGTTTTTTCCGCCCGGCGTTGTCCGTATTGCGGGACCGGCGCGTCGATCGTCGGCGTCCGCGTTTCTGTCCATTCCGCGAACGCCCATGTCAGACATCCCGCCGGACAGCGAATGTTCGCCGCACATGTCGCGCGATCTGCCTTCGGATTCCAATGTTCCATAAACTTGCGATCGCAGGTCAGACATCGGATCCGTATCGTCAAAGCTGACATATTTTTTTATCTTCGCGATTGCCGCATTCAATGCGTCTTCGATGATCCAAAGGAAATCAATGATCTCACTCCAAACGTAAAGCCACCACGGCCATTTTTCGATTCTTATACAGCACTCCGATTCCACGCCGACGACTCGAAATATCGTGTCGCTCAATCGAATATCGTCGCCGACGCGAAAGAATGTCGGGACGCAATATTTCAGCGTTTGAATCTTGCGCGCCATTTCATTTCCTAAAGAAACGGTCCGATCGCATCGTCTTCCGCGAAGTCGATCGAACCAAGTTCGCCGCCGTTGCCATTGCCATTCCCGGTGTTTTGGCGGCTGTCCGATCCCCGGACTGGACATCCGGAATCGGTTTCTCGTTAAAGCGGAAACTTCTGCCGACCGAAGACGACGTGACCTGACGCGGTCCCGTGCTTCTGCGATTCGGTCAAGACCTGCTTTGCCGCCGCAATGACATCGCTGATCGTCTTTCCTTTCGTGATCGGCATTTCAAGTTCGATCGCAATTTTCACCGTCTGCGGCGTTTCCGCCGTCTGATTCGAGTCCGTCATTTTTCGCCTTCCGTTCTTTCGCCCAAGCCCTGACTTCCGGATACGTCGCGCCCTTCAAGGCAACCCATGCGCGACGACATGTTTCGATGTCGAACATCGAAATGTGACAAATGGCATTGTCGATCGACAGCCGATCGGCAAGCCACGCATACAGGCGCGCCCGCGACGTGGTGAGAATGATAAGCGCTGCCTTATCGTTTTCCGGCGTGTAGCCGCCGGACGCGATCGCGCCACGCCAGATCGGATCGAAGCGTCGATCGTGAAGCATCCCGCGCGCGTCTCGCAATTCTCGGTTCGCTGGCATGCCAATCGGACGGTTTGTTCTGCCGTGACAGCCGACGTATGAATCCGGGCAGCTTGTGCATTTGTAAAAATGCTTTGCGTGAAGGTCTTCGCGTCTCGGATAGATTTCGCGCCCGTCAGTGAGACGCGACGCGCCGCCGCAATGTGTGCAGCGTGGCTGGTCGATCGGTTTCTTTTTGCTCTTTTTCGCATTCACTGACGAAGCCAAAATCGGGCGGTGTGCATGATGTGACGATCGCCGGTCATGTCAGATTTTGTCACAAGCCAGTTCAAATATCCCTTGTCGGCGACAGACCACGGCTGACCTTTGAACTTTCCGAAGTTGAATTTCGGCAGAAGTAACGGCTTCGATGTCCAATCGACAATTTGCGCGACGGTCAGACCGCGCCGCAGAAGCGCGCGGATGTTGAACGCTGTCACATAGGTATCGTCAGCGGCGCGATGCGCCTGAGATGCCAACTTCGCATCGAAGTCCGGTTCGTCGTCGATGCCTAGAATATATCGCAGCGTTTGGTTCTGATTATTTGGCGCGTCCGGCAAGTGCATGATCATCGCGCAATATGTGCAGAGCCACGGTTTGTCGCCGCCGGAATAAAATTGCTGATCGAACTCTGCTTTGTGCGCGGCGAAATGCGTCACTTCCGGGCGATACATCTGACGGAAGACACGATCAGGCGACGGCATGTCGGCGACATCGCGGTCGCGGATATGATGAACCGCCGAAGCTTCCGGCGGGATCGGCCTGCCCGGATTGCAAAGGTGTCCGACAGGGTGAGAGATTTGGATTTCGTCCGGAAGCGTGTCGATACCGGCAGGAAATAGCATGTCGGTGAATCCGATTTCGCAGACCGCGTGACGTTGCGTTGCCGACGGGATTCCCGTCGTCTCGGTGTCAATAACGCGAATGATCATTTGCGACCTTCGATCAGGTTCAAAAGATGTTGCCGGTCTGCGGATGTCACGTTGCAGAGTCCACGCAATTCCATTTCGCCATCAGACTGCCAGCGCTCGACAGCGGCGGCATACGACGACTTCGCGATCCAGCCTTCGGCATAGGTGCGATATTCGGCATCCGTCTTCGGCGCTGTCTTTGTCGGTGCGATGATTTCCGATTCCGGTTGCGTGCCGCGAAGCTTGGCTTCGTCGGCGGCGCGGGCGATAGGTTTCAATTCGCTTTCAAGCCTTCCCTGCATCCGCGCGCGGTCAGGTTCGTTCCAATGCCCCCATTCGGTCCGCAGCGCGTCCATACCCTTCGCAGCTTCGATCTTGAGTGCATCGAACATCGGATCGGGTTTGTCATGGCCGGTCAGCGTTTGTGCCGACGGCGTGTCGTTCACGTCGCCACGTTCCGGCAGCGGACTCGCATCATCGGCTTCGATCACGTCGCCTTGATTCAACTTCAAGACGCCGTTGTCAGGCGAAATCCAGGACGGACGGCGCTGTTCGTCGAACGACTCTTCCATCCGCGCCGCGACCTGCATGATATTCAATGGCATGGATCTGGCGAGTCGGCGCTTGCTCGACTTCTCCGACATCGCCGGGAAACCGATGTCGGCACTATTCCAAGGGCTGTCCGACATCCGCGCGCCCGGCGACTTCGCCTTGATCGCCATGATTTCGTCGATCGACAGGACGTTGACGATCGGCGGCGCGGTGCGCGACTCCGCGACGGACCATGCCGCGATGATTCGGCCCGTGTTGCCAAGCTTCGGTTTGTGGTGAACGAACGCGCCGGTTCCTAGCATGTAATCGAAGGCGTCGCCCTCTTTCACTGTCGATCCGTTAATCGTGTAACCGGATCGCGCGGCTAAGGTGTTGTAGCCCTTGTATCCGATCACAAGCTGCGCTTTGCCTTTGAACGGAATCAGGAATGCTTGCCCGGTGACGCCGTCAACTTCAAGCGACAGACACGCCGCCGACATCGCTGCATTGATCACGCTCTGCCGCGTGCATTCCAAAAGCTTCGGCAGCCGTTCGCATGAAATGATCACGGTCCGAATCAGCTTTTCCGGCGGGATGTCGTCGCGCAACACTTGCTTGAAGTGCGGCGCGAGTGGCATCAATTGATTTTCGAGAACTGCTAGATCGTTCGCCATTTCGTTCCTTAAAATTGATGCAGGTTTTCGACGCCGTCCGGGACGTATGACTTGAGCGTCCGCGTCTTCGACGGCTTCACTTCGTATCCGGCGCGATCGGCGGTCTTCGCCGACACGGTGATCCCGTTCGGCAAGATCAGCGTTTCGTTGTCCTTGATTATGGCGTTCAACTTCGCTTTGATTCCTTTTTCGGTTTTGTCGTGTCCAAGCCGTTCCTTTGCAGCCCATTCCATCAAGCGGACATCCTCGGCAAGCTTCATTGCGCCGGGGAACGCCTTCACGTCTGACATGTCGATGATCTTGCCTGCGACCGTGACGAATACTTTCTTGATCAGATCGGACTCGACAGGATCGCCGAACGGCTCCGGTTCGCGATCATTTTTCAGGTCGTCGAACATCTTTGCGGCTTCGGTGTCGATCGCGTCCCATAATTCGGGGATTGGCTTGCGTTCGAAATAAAACATTTCGCCGCCGCACCACAGTCCAAGGACTCCCCATTTGTAAGGCGTCTTCCCGTCACCGACTTTCATCTGCGATTGAAGCTGGATTTCGTTATGGCGCGGTGGCGATTTTCCGCCATCCCATTTTTCCATAAAGACGCGGTAGTCAAACGCACATTTGACTTCAAGCGCGCCGGGACCGCGATCTGGACAGATGATAACGGCGTCGCGCGTCGCGCCGATCAGACCATTCCGAACGTAAGGCTGCGATCCGTCCGCCTGCCGCGTCGGATGGACTTCGAGTCGCAGGTCTTCCGCTGCGGCTTGAAGTATCAACGGCTCCATGCGCGTTCCCCAATCCATCCGGTTGTCTTCCGGGTTCGGGACTTCCTCTCCGAACTTGAGCCAACGAAAAAGCATCCATCGCGTCAGATACGGATTGACGTTAAACAGCGACGACATCTGCGACGCGCTGACGGACTGGCGAGTAATATCAGGCATTAGATTCCTTCCGGCGTTTTTAAATTGGAGAAATAGCTTTGGTTTTCGATTCGCAAGCGCAGTGCTTCGATGTCGTTTGCGCGCTTACATTCCGCGACGTATTCAAACGCGGCCCGGCACAATAGAACGCCGACGACGGTGAACACGAAAAGAAAACCGTTTGCCGCGACTTCGATCATGTCGTCGCCTTCAAGTGTCGCGACAGCGGGTCGATCATGATCGCTGTCGTTCCAGACGGCACGCCAATAATGCCGCCGCGCTTGATCCAAGCGTTATATTTTGCTTCCGATCCGTAACTTAACGCCGGGCAATGCCACGTCAGAAACATCGCGGTTTCTTTCAAGCCCTGTGCGCTTTGATGATCGGCACGAATCAGCGCGCCGAACAGATCATTCGATAAGAACGCCTTGAGGAAATCGCCAGTCGGACGCCCGACTCGAATGTATTCGTGCAAGCCTTCGCGAAGATGAAACGGGATCGGAGTCCATTCTGCGGAATCGAACTCGGAGTCGCCTGTCGGATCGCATTCGATCGGTTTCATATTCAGTCCATTCATGAACCAAAATCCAAAGTTTCATCCGGTGTCCAATTTCGACGCGCCAACGTAAATCGCGCGACTTCGTTCTTTGCTACACGGTCGAAAACACGAAGTTGAACTTCGCGATCGTCAGACACAGGACCAATTACCGAAAACGGAAATGAAATCTTTTGCTTTAAGACCATGTCAACGTGACCGGGACTTCTCACGACAGCGATGTTTGCCGTCCGTCGGATTAGAATCGTTTCCATGCCGTCGATAAAAAGACCAATGGAAACGACAGTCGGAATCCGGTGTGCATCAATAAAAATTTGAAGCTGCGCGGTTCTATTTTTTTATCGTACATGTCCGTGTCAGTGCTTCATTCTATCGACAAGTTCGAACAAGGAGTCGATCAGCCCAAGTTTTTGCGGATGGCCTTCGATGATGTCTGCGATTCGTTTCAACGAAATCGCCTGCGAAATGATTGCGCGATCAGTGATGTTATTCGCTGCACGCGCGGCGGGTTCAAGCGCCGCGCCGATCCGCTGATATTCATCACTTGTCAAACCCATGTTCGGCCTCAATATGAAATCGTGACATTCGGGATTTTCCCGTCGGCAATCGCGCGAACGATCAAGTCGCCGTAAGGAATTTTCGGACCGACGATCGCGTCGATCGCCTTCGCGGCTGCCGCGTTCTTGGCATCGCGGTTTGCCTTATCTTTCGCGCGGGCTGCGGCAGCGTCGTCGTCGGCTTTTTTCTGCGCCGCGACGCGCGCTTTTTCGTCAGCGACGGCCTTTGCAGCGGCATCCCTTGCGCGCTGTTCGGCTGCCAGCCTTTCCCGCTCTGCCGTGGCGGCACGCTCTGCGGCTGCCGTAGCTTCACGGGCAGCGGCTTCCTCGCGTTCCCTTGCCTTTGCAATCTCGGCAGCGGCGACGCGGGCGGCTTCCTCGGCTTCACGCGCGGCCTTGTCTTCGGCTTCTTTCCGGGCGGCGTCAGCGGCTTCGCGCGCGATCCGGTCTTCGTTTTCCTTTTTGATGCGTTCGGCTTCTGCGGCGCGGAAGGCTTCCAGTTCGGCACGTTCGGCTTCGCGTTGCGTCTGCGCCGTCAGCTTCGAATTCAGCGATCGCATCGTGTCAGCGAATGCCAGTTCGGCGCGCGCTTGGAATTCCTGCCAGTCGCGGCCTTCGGCGCGCCACTGTTCGACGATAGCGATCCGGGCTGCAATGATCGACGCCGACGGTTCTGACGACTCGAATCCGACAGCCGCAGCAATCTCGGCAAGCTTGGCTTCGTGCGCAGCGACGCGAGTCGCTTCTTTCGCTTCGAAATCGTCAAGCGGCTTGCGCGCCGCCTTCTGCAAATCTTCAAGACGATCCCAAAGCCGGGCGCGTTCCGCGTCGATCTTTTTCACGCGCTGCTTTGTCTCGGCGACAAGTTCTTTCCCTAACGCTTCGATGCCGGTCTTCGTCTTCGCGATCTTGAAGGCGAACGATCTGATCGCTTCGCGCCCGGCAGGCGTCGAAACGTCCGGCTTGAACGCATCGACTTCGGCTTGGACGCGGCGGATCACCGCATCGACGCCGCCGTCGTCAACGAAGATCGCGACCGGCGTCAGGGATTCAATAGCGACAAGGGCGTTCTGATCAGACATTTCAGGTTCTTTCGAATCGCTTGTAAAGTTCGCGCTGCGCTTGCGGATCGTCGCGATAGTTTTTCGATCCGTTACGGATACGAATGAAGCCGGACGGCTTCTGCGGGATGCGTGTCGGCGCGATGTATTGGACTATCCCCGCACCGAATGCGCAGATCAGGATCACGGCGAACAACCGCGCGAGTGAAGCGCGGCGTTCGGTTTCCGTGATCCGATCGGCTTCGATTGATTCGGCAGACGCCGGGATGCAGGTGCGGCACTGTTCGTCGATATAATTCACTTCGTTCGGCGAAACGGTCAGATAAAAATTGCGCTTCAAGACGACGACATCGCGATCGTCGGTGTTCGGCGGTTCGATACGTTCTTTCGCGACGACTGTCGCGCCGAACATATTCAATCGCGGCTGTTCTTTCGCGATCGCTGCCACGCAAGCGAAAATCAGAAAAACGCCCGCAGCGGTAACGACGGGAAAAAATCTGTGCATCGCTGACATGGTGTCCATCGGCTATCCGATCGCGCTGTCAAGCTTTTCCAAGGCCGCGTCGATCGCGTGCGACGCGACGACAGCTTCGGTCGAAAGGCGAACGAACGTTTCGACGCGCGCGCGGGCCGCGCTGTTTTCGGCGGTCAGACGGCTGCGGATCGCGTCAAGCTTCGTCTGCAATTCGTCAAGGCGGCGCGTGACGCTGCCATGAACGTCCGTCAAAGCGATTCCGACTTGCTGCACAAGCCGATCGACGACGATGTCCGCAGACGATGCGCCGCCGCGCGTGATCGCCGCGACGGCAGCGTCGCCACTTGGCAGCGCCGTTTTCTTTCCATCGGCGGCAAGAACGTCAGCCATTTCGGCAGCCATATCTAGATTCGTCATTTGTGGTTTCCTACAGGTTATGTGGCGCGATTGATTTCGGACCGGATGCGTTCAAGAACGCGCTTCTGCACACGTTCGCGGATGATCCCGGCTTCTGCGTGATTTTCTTTCGCGCGCTGATTTCCGATCCAAGTGATCGACTGACGACGCGCGGCTTCGGTCGCGACTGATTCGGCTTCGCGCTCGGCTGGCGTATATCCGGCAGCGACTTCGCGTTGAAAGCGCGGCCATACGAAAACTTCATGCTGTTCGCCGGATGCGCGCGCCGCATGGTCGCGAATCACTTCGCGGGCGAAGCGCGCCTTCGCATACGGTCCGCAGAGCATCCGATTCGATTCGAAATAGGCGGCGCGGCGTTCAAAATCTTCGCGCCGAACGGTGCGAAGCTTGCTGCGATTGATCGTGCCGTTTTCGTTGCAGTAAGTGAGGGACATGGGTCAGACTCCCGTCTTGGGTGTCTGCAATTGATCCGGTTTCTTTCGGAGTGTCAACGAATAATTTCGGGTTATTCCGGCTTCTGACCGGACACCGCCGCTTTAATGGCGTCGATTCTTTCGATCAGTTCGGCTCCTGTAAGATGCGCGATCGCGTTCCAATTGATGCCTAGAGCGCGCGGATTTAACCCTAATGCGCGTGGATTTTGCTTTAACGCCCGTAAATTTGTGCCATCGGCGCGGCTTCGTTTTCGGCTTTTTCGTTTCATTTCAGATTCGCGCGTAGCTACAGTAAGAAGCTATCAGTGAAGGCGCTTTTAGAGCGCCTTCCAGTTCTGAAACCTTTGCAAAGCAAGTTTTCACCCTGATCCCTCTTTACCGGAAGTTTAACGGCGGCGGGTTTGCCCCACGTCCCGGCGCGGATCAAGCCTGAATTTTTTCGGTGTGGAAAAGATCGCGCTTGCAAAACCGAAAATTTTCCGCATACCTTCGCGAAATGAAAAATCAAAAAAAGACCGGCTTCCGATCCCCGTTCCCCGCTGACGACGTGCTTCGCGGTCAAATGCTGACGCTTGCGAAGGCGTACTTGGACGCCAGCGAACAGCCCGTGTCGCTGAAAACCCTTGGCGAACGCATCATGCGCGACAGCCGGTTTTTTATTCGTCTCGACGAAGGCGACGGCAGCTTTACCGCGCCGAAATATGATCAGGTTTTGATTTGGTTTGCGCAGGAACGCGCCGAAGGCCGATCGACGATGAAATGGCCTGCCGGAATTCCTTGCCCGTCGAAGGCATATTTCAAACAGCCCGAAGCTGCGGAGTGAAGCGACATGAACGATCAGGCAAACGGCGCGACCGCTGAAATCCCGATCCCGGAAAAGGACAACGTCCTAGCCGCGCTTGACGCGCTTCGATCGGCCTATGTCGCTGGCGAAATCGAAGCGATCGCGTTCTGCGCTGCCAAGCCCGGTGGCGAGACAGGACCGGCGGGATGGACCGGCAAAGATGGTCAATGGGGCGCGACGCTTGGATATTCAATCCATCTTCTCGGCTTCCGTTATGACGCGATGATCTGCGCGGCTGGCGTCCCGAATGCTCCGATGATGTCCGAAGTCACTGACGATCAGCCGGAAGACGATCAGACGAATCGCGACCACGGATTAGGTTAAGCCGCGAACCCCGCCGCCGGATCGCGGCTTTCGCTTTTCTTGATTCCGGTTTTGCGGCGGACACGCGCCCGCCGACGTGTCAGCGCGCAAACATCGGGGACTCTCATGGCTAAAAAAGCCGCTGCAAAAAAACCATCCGCCAAGAAAAAATCAGACAAGCCGAAGCCTTCGACGAAGGTGATCGCGCGCACCGCCGACGGGAATCAGATCGACGCAAAAAAGCTGAAAGATTTCGTCGGCAAGATTGATCAGCTTGACGAAGCGCAATTGTCCGAACGCGGCAAGTTCATGGAACGCTGCCGCCGGATCAAAGAACAAAAAGATGTCGTCTTCGATGAGGCAAAAAACGCGGGTATCCCTTCGAAAGAATTAAAGCGCGTGATCAAGGCGCGCGCCCTTGAGAGGCAAGCCGACGCGCTGTTCAACGAACTTGAACCGGACGAACAAGAAAACTTCGAAGCGATGCGAGTCGCGCTCGGCGATTGGGATAACGAAACCCCGCTTGGCAGGTTCGCCAATGCAAACGCGCCGGGGAAATCGCAAGCTGACAAAGACGATCAGATCACGCTTCTGTCGCAGGTCGGTCGCGGTCCGCAAAAACCGAAGCATTAGGCCGCGCGGTGGCTGTGCTCTGCGGGGAAGCGATCGGCCTTGATCTAGGCACGTTCACCGGGATTTGCCGTGGCAAACCCGGCGAATTGCCGACGCTGTCGTCGATCGACTTCGGAAAAAAAGACGACGAACCGCATGACATCTTCGGTCGCGCAATTATTTTTTTTGCGCAGATGTTTCAGCAAAAGCCGGTGCGGCTCTTTGTCGAACAGCCGATCCCCGAATTCGCGTTAAAATCGCAAACGCAAGCGCGATCGACCGAACTTAAATATGGACTTCTTGCAATTTCGACGGGCATTGCGCGCGCGTCCGGCGTGTGCGTCGAACGCTGTCCGATCAGCACGGTTCGGAAGCATTTTCTTGGACAAGGCAATCTGAAATCGTCGATTGCGAAAGAACGTGCGTTTCAGGTTTGCACGACTCTAGGCTGGAATCCGAATAACTTCGACGAAGCCGACGCGGGCGCGGTGTGGCATTGGGGCTGCCACAAGTACGATCCTGATTCGGTGCAGATCGTCGATCCGCTTTTCTTGAACCGGGAAGCGATCAAACGAAAATGAAACCGATCGTCCCGAACACTCGGCAGCGCATGGACGGCGTGAAGATGCTTGCGCGTATGGCTGCGGCGTCGGCTGATCTTGTCTTTTTCGATCCGCAATATCGCGGCGGTCTTGATCGACTCGGTTATGGCAACGAAGGCGAGAGGCAAAAAGGTCGCGCATCATTAAAACAGATGGACGATCGGACGATCACCGCGTTCGTCTCGGCGATCGAATTCGTCTTGAAGCCGTCGGCACATCTTATGCTTTGGTGCGACAAGTTCACGATCGTAGAACGTCGGTGGTGGACGTGGATTTTCCCCGACGATTCGCTTGAACCTGTCGATCTAATCACATGGGACAAATGCCGGATCGGTATGGGTTACAGGTCGCGCACGCAAACGGAATTCTTGCTTATCTTGCAGAAGCCGCCGAAGCGCGCGAAAGGCATTTGGACGAAGCATGACATCCCGGACAGTTGGCCGGAACACTCCGATCGCAGCGGACATCCGCACGCGAAACCGATCCAGCTTCAAACCGAACTAATCAAGGCTTGCACGAAGCGCGGCGATCTTGTCGTCGATCCGGCAGCCGGTTCTTATTCCGTAATGGAAGCCGCGCACCGCTGCGGGCGTCAGTTCATCGGGTGCGACATTGGTTGACTTCGTCTTCACGCCTGGCGCGCTGAAACGCATCCGCGAACTTGTGAATATCAATTTGCGCGAAGTCGCGATCGCGGCGGACCTTGGCTGCGACGTTCCGACACTGCGCAAGATCGCGGCGAAGCATGGCTTGCCGCTCAAGAAACCGAACGACGACGACGATCGCGGGTCGGCGCATCGCGATCGAAAATATAACCGTTCACCTTGGGTCGATTTCAAGGGCGGCGGAAATGAATAATCAGGAATCCATTCTGCGCAGCGTCTTCGGCGATCCCGATCCGCTCACTTCGACGGAAACGATCCTGCGATTCGGAACGGTGTCGCTCAATCTCGGCACGGGAAAGCTGTTCGACTATGCCGACGATCGCGAAATGACGTTGGCGGAAGTCGTCGCGCGGCAGAAGTCAATCGGACCGAACGAAGCCGCGACCTTCATTGAAGGCTTCGAATTCCCGGGTGACAAACCGATCGAACAGCCGCGCGCCGTGCCGCCGTGGCTGGAAACCGAAAGCTATCTGATTTCGATTCTTTCGGCGTCACCTGATCTTGTCGATCATGTCGTCGAAGACGTTGTCCCGTCGGATTTTGCGCACGATCTGCACGCGCGCCTTTATCTTTTTTATCAGGACGCACTTGTAAACGGATCGGACATAACCGCAGCCGGGATCGCGGAGACTCTCGGCCTTGGCTGGAAAGATGATCTGTTCGGCGGATTCACTGTCGGCGCTTATCTCGCGCACCTGATCGCGAACAGTCCGCGCCTTTCGCGCGACGATCTGATCACGGAAGCGATCGCGGCGGCGAAAGAAATCAAACGCCAAGCCGACGAAGACAACGGGATCGAACCGGAAAAAGAACCCGAACCGTATATTCCGAAGTTCGGCGCGGTGCATTGGAAAGACATGCACTCGGCGAAAGGCACACGATACGATTACTGGATCGAAGGCGTGATTCCGGAACGCGAGTCAGTGCTGATCTATGGCGAGAGTCAGTCCGGCAAATCGTTCCTGTCAATGCACATGGCAATGTGCATCGCGCGCGGCGTGCCGTTTTTCGATCGACAGGTCACGCAAGGTCTTATGATTTATTGCGCCGTCGAAGCTGGCGAAGGTTTCTTTCAACTGCGAATGCCGGGATATGAAAAATATCACCAAATCCCGAAGGGCGAACAGATTCCGTTCGTGTGCTTTCCAAAAAAGTTCGATCTGTATAATTCCGACACTGATGTCATGGACCTGATTCGAGACATCGAACACGTCAAGAAAATGTATTCCGTTCCGTTCGCCGCGACCGTGATCGACACATACAACAAAGCGACGCCTGGACTCGACGAAATCAGCGGCAAGGATGTCAGCAAAGTCGTTCACCGGATCGACATGATCCGATCTGCGACGCAAGGCGGCGTGTGGCTTGTGCATCACAAGAACGCGGCGGGCAGCGGACCGCGCGGGCACACTTCGCTTTATGCCGGGTTCGAAACTGCGCTTGAAGTCTCTCGCGATAAAGAAACGAAAGACTTCAACAAACGAGAAATCCGCAGCGTCAAGAACGCAAAACAGCGCGAAGGCGAAGACGGATCGAAATGGGATTTCGTGTTGCAGGGAATTCAGCTTGGCATTGTGAATCAGTACGGTCGCCCGGTGTTTTCCGCCGTTGTAGAGGAACCGCAGGAATCCGAAGTGCCGACGCGCAAATTCAAGCCGGGCGCGGGCGGCTATGTGATCAAGTCTATGCGAACCCGGCTGATCTTCCGCTGTCTGTTAGAGGCGATTCGGCTGCACGGCGAAAAGCCAGCGCCAGGCGTCAAGGTGCCCGCCGGTGTCGGTCTTGTCGTTCACCGGGACCGCTGGCGTGACGTTCTCATGTCCAAGGCCGAAACTGGTCAGGACGATCCGAAAAAACGCGCGGAGAGCGTCCGCAAGGCGATCCAGCGGGCATCCGAAGCCTTCGCGGAATGGGGCATCGCTGGCGTCGATTACCCTTGGATTTGGCGGACCGCGAAGTCTGTCGAAGGCTTTCACGACACCGTTTTCAGCTTCGATCTGTTCGACAAGGTCGAAGACAAGCCGCCGCCTGACGACATCCGTTAATTGTGGCATCTGTCCCGGCTTTAATGCCGGTTTCCGGGCATTTTGTCCCGGCTGTCCCGGCAATTGTGGCGAACCTGTCCCGGTTTGGCGGAAATGTCCCGGCTTCTGTCCCGGCCTATATCGTCAGGAACCGCAGGGAAGGCCGCAGGCGCGCGCCCGGCTCAAGGTCAGAATGGTCCCGGCAGATCAGGCGATGCCACGGCTGACCGCCGGGCGGCGATCAGCGATCGTCTAGGACGCGATCGCGGATCGCCCGGCAGGCGTCGGCGACGGCTTTGTTTCCCGGCGCAAGGTTTCCGAAATTGCGGCGGTCGATCCATTGCAAGACGGTCATTTTCGATTCCGTCCCTTCGATCGTATGCCACAAGCGATCGGAAGCTGCGCCGAAGACGCGGCCTTCGATCCAGCCGACGAAGCGCGGGTAACGAAGACGAACGATGAAAAGCGATCCGGCTGACGCTGGCGATTCGCCGATCACGAATTCCGGGACGGTATATTCGCCATTAGCGTCCGGCAGCCCTTGCACCATGTATTGAAGCGCGGTGATCGCCGGTCCTGACAGTTCTCCGTCTTTCATCCGGCGCACTGTCGAAGCGCCGGTCTTCGGCGACAGGTGCAACGCTTCGGCGACAGCCTTGTCGGTGACTCTCTCGTTTCCGATTCGGCTCAAGTCGCTTTGCATTCTGTTTATGTCGATCGTGTCCATCACTTTTTTCCTCGCAAGAATTTTTCGACATCCGGCCAACGCTTCGCCGCGTCTTCAAGCGCCTTGCGCTCCGATGTTTCGATTTCGATTTCGCTGTCCCATTTGTCAACGTCGATCAGCCCGTTCAATTCGTCACTGATCAGTTCGGAAATCACGGGCGATATTCCTGTTCTTGCCAAATGTCGCGACGATAAGAATGCGCCGCGCTGCGGATGATCCCGCCGGGCGAATCCCATGACGAATGAGTCACAAGGTTCCGCGTGCGATCTTCGATCCTCGCCCAATCGACAAGACCTGCCTGCCGGGCGTCGTTAATGATCGAACCAAGGCGTTTATATTCTGACTGTTTGTTCGCGATCAGATCGCGCGAAACGAATTGATAGTAAAGCTGGCGAAGCGTCAGCGTCAGATTGTCTGCCTTATACTCGGCAAGAATGTCGTTCGCCGTTTGAATGATCGCCAGCGATCCGGCATAAAATTTGATGTCAATGAATTTTTCTTTCACGGTCTATCCCTTTATGACGTAACGATCGACGACGGTGCGACCGAATTCGGTGATCGACATTGTGTCAGGTGATAACAATTCCTCTTTGATCAGCCGCGCCAAGGTGTCGTCGCGGTATTGCTTCGGCGACAGTGAAGCGCCGGTCCGGTGCAGTTCTGTCATTATTTCGCGTTGCTTATCTGTCAGATCGCGCCAAGCGTAGGACATGATCGTTTTGACAGCGATTTCGTTCGGCAAGATCGTGAAGCCGCGAATGATTGCGAAGCCTGCGATCACAAGTTCATAAGGTGCGACGTTTACGTCATTGCCGATGAACCTTTCGATCGTCAGTTCGCCCGCGATCACGGCCCGGCGCAGAAGCGACTTTCCGGCGTCCGTCAGGTGTTCGAACGAACGGTGTCGCGCCATCATTCCGGGCTGTCCTATGTCTTCGATTCTACGGACCACAAAGTTTCCGATCTGGATCGCATCGCCGCTGTTAATCACTCGCCGAACGTCAATGCTGCGAAATTTCCGCGCCCGGTAAAACCATGAACCGTCCCGGAAGATCAGCGGTGCGCGCTCTAAAGCGCGCACGATCACCTTCGGGAAGTAATTGATCACTTAACTTCGTATCCATTCGCCCGCAGCACGTTCGCCATGTCGTCGCAGGTCTTTTTGTATTCTGTGGTGGTGTAGATGATTGATACGACGACGGTGTCGCCGCCTTCTTTCGCTTGCACCATCGGACTCGTGAAAAGCGCAAAGATTTCCGAAAGAAGTTCGGTTGCGTTCTTGTAAGCACCGGCAGCTATCGACAGCCGTGCCGACGGCTGCAATGCGACCGGGCGCGGTGGTAGTCGCATCGGCAGCGTCGAAGGGACCATCGCTGACCATGCGGCGTCCAAGCGCGCGATGTCATGGCGAATAAGTTCTTCGGCGACGCTGCCGCGTTCGGTTCGATCCAGCGCGGCGCGTAAGCGAACCATCGTTTTTCCGATCGCGTGCGCGGCGTCCATCGTCGCGGACTGCGCTGCGCCGCTCGGCGTCAAATGCTTGTCTTCGTCGAAGTGTGGCACGTCATTTCCTTCCGGGTTTGTGTTCGGGGTTGGCCTCAGTCTTGGAGAACTTGAAATTTAATTATGCCGTCCGCCCTTCTGATTGCTGTTCGGTCATTGGCGCACGCAATCTGTCAGATATGACGCGATGTCGCCTGCGGTGCAGGTCTGACGATGATCCGAAAAGAAGCCGGACCATATCGCGACCATGGCGACGAACGCGACGATCGCGATGAATTCTGCAAGATCGCGGATCATCGGCGCGACTTCCGCTTCGGCTTTGCTGCGGCGCGCTTCGCCCGGCGCATGAACGTCGGCGTCCAGATCGGCGTCAGCGCCTTCGCCCATTTCGGTTTGCGTTTATTCATCGTTCGACTCCAGTTCGGGTTTGTGATCACGCATCGCTTCTTCGGCGTTGTTCTCTGCCGCTTCGATTTCGTTTATCGCGTCGCCCTGTTTTGACATTTGCGCGTTTCCTTTCAAAAGAAATCAGCGGCAAGCGCCGCATACTCGTCGCGGTGAATCTGGCAGTCGAATTCGTTCGATGCGATGTCGGCGTCGACGCGAAACAAGACGCGCGCTTCAAGTGCAGCTTGGCGAAATGATCCGGCGCGATCTGTCTCGCCTTCGGCGATCGCCTTTGCGCGTGCGGTCGCATAGACCGGCATGTTCGAACCGACGCCAGCGTTACGGCGCGAAAGTGCGCGCTGTTTTCCGGAAGCCATTTGCGCGATGAAATCAGTCATTGAATTCCCCCGTTGCCGGTGCGGGCGAACCCGCGTTTGATGCCCGGTTATAGGATGTCTAAAACCGGGCGTCAACGAAAATTTTCGGGTCAATCGGGGATTTTGTGCTTCGGCCAATTGATCATGGCGCGGGCGCATTGGCGGGCATTAACGACCTTTTCATGGGACGTTCCGGCCCCTTCCGCAAGATCGGCCCATGTTTTAACGAGAAACGCCGCAAAGGCGTCCTGTCCGCGAATGATGAAATATGGCTCGGCTTCGTCCATCTTTTCCAACATCGCTTTATTGCCGAATCGATCAGGTGGCATCGCTTTTCCCTTCCGGATTTGCGGCGCTTGATTGCGCCGACTTCTTTTCGCGCTCTGCGGCGAAACAGAAAAACATCCATCCCGCGCACGGCACCACGCCAGCCCGAAGCACCTTGGCCGCTATGTCGATGAATTTGCGTTCCGTCTCAATGACGGCAACGTGGCTCACCACACCCTTGCACGGCTTGACAGCTTTATCTCGCGCGTGGCTGGCAAACGCCTCACCTACAAGGCTCTGATCGCATGAAAACACTGAAGGTTTTAGACGCCGTTGCCGATAAGGTTTTGCGCTATCGCCCGAAGCCAAAGTCGCAGCCCGCAAAGAAGCGCCAGCAAAAACGCCGCAAGATTGCGAGGGCAAATGGCTAAAGGGAGTCATCTATATAATTCCCAAAAGAAAGCACTCATTCGGGAGCTCGCGCTCACGCCAGCGGTCCACCGCGACCTTTTGAATCAGTTCCCAGATGGCATCAAATCTGACGCAACGGCGGTCCATTACCTTGTTTTTGAGGGCGGTTTCAACGAGAGCGCCGCTGGCGAAGTTGTGACCGAATTTAAGGCAACGGCTGACTATGCAGGACTCTATGGGCCTGATATGATTCTAGACAAATCAGACCCAGCCGCTGATGAAGATGATAGTGACGCTCAGGATGAACGTCACGAAGATCGGGGCGGCGGTCGCACCAAAGGGTTGAAGCTGATGGACGGCGAACGCATATTGACGGGATTTATCGCGGAACCTTCCATCGACCTTTTCCGGTGCGCTTCCAAAACACGATGAAATAAGAATGGTTTTTGCGAGCATGAACTTGCTTAACGACTCGGCTCATACCCGGTTTGTTTCTGCTCATCAGCACAAACATATCTTCAACGCAAAATCCTAGTGTCTGATAGTGATTTATAATTTCAACATGCGTCAGGCGCTGGCGATTGGCACAAACCTCATCTTGGCACTTTACGATAAACGTGCCGCCGTCACGCAAAACGCGCCAAGCCTCGGAAGCTGTCTCAAAATATAATTCGAGAACAGCTTCGTGATATTTCTTGCCGGTATTCGAGCCTGCGCCATTGTTTCGATAATACTGTTCGTAGTTTTGATGACCAACATGAGCGGAGCCGCCGGGGGTGTGCATGTACGGCGGGTCAAATACAACGCTGTCTATGGTGCCATCCTTATACGGCAGCGCGCGACAATCGGTACCGGTCGAAATGTCCGTCTTTTTTAGCTTGTATAAATGCTTGTCGATGTTTTTCCAGAACACGCCCTTGCCGTAAGTGATGTCGGCAACGACGCCACCTTTCGGAATATACAAAGCCGCGACTGAAGGGAATATATCGTTGTTCGTGCCTTGCATGGCAGAGAATACAAGATCATTTGATGGCTTGCCGTTACGAACCCGTCGCTTCGCTTTCGGAGCGAATTTAGGAATTGCGCCCGTTGTTCGATCCAACATCACGAGGCTATCGCTCATACGCTATCCCTCTCTGGCTTAGACTTCACGCGCGATGCGTTCGCGAAGTTCTTGCGTGTCTTCGACGCCAGCGGGCAACGGAATCTTGATCCGATCGACGCCGGGCGAGAACTGCGGAAAATGATTTTCGTCGCCGCAGTGATCGTCCATCACCTTCGCCAATCAAACATCGAAAGTTCGCGTTCGCGCGCGTCCCATGTCACCGGGTTCGCGCCGTTGCGGTAAAGCGATCGGATTTTCATCGTGTAAAAAACGGATGTCATTTCGATCGCGAACGATTGGCCGAACTTGCCGCGTTCGTTTGGCAGGTGCGCAGCGATCGCGAAGACCGCTGCGCAAGCCATGACGTGACGCCGGATCACTCTTTGTCGTCCGAAGCGTGCGGCAGCGGATCGGACCGCTTCGACGGCCATACGCTGTCGGCAGCCGGATCGGTTTCGCGACGCTTCATGATCGACTTGCGGAAGCGATCGGCGATGCCCGCCTTTTCGTCCGGCGCTGGCGTCGGTGCAGGTGCGGCGGCTTCCGGCGCGGGTTCGGGCGCTGGCACGATCGGCGGGACGGCAGGTCCGGAGCGATTGTATTCCGGCGCTGGCGTCACTGGCTGCGACACCAACGGCTGCGGCGTGGCGTCGTCCTGCGGCGCGGAATCCCTGCCCCAATGGCTACGCCAACGCGACGGCGAAAGCGGTGCGGCGGAAGGCGCGACACTTGCGGGCGGCGTCACTTTTTGCGTGCCGATTTGCGGTGGTTTTCGGTGCGGTTTCGACGCGACCGGCCTGATCGGGCGACGCACCGGGCGAACCGTGGCCGGGACAGCCACCGGGACAGGATCGGCGGCAGGTCGAAGCTTGTCGGCCAGCCCGAACGGATCGGGATTGAAACCGGCGAACGGGCTGTCTAGACCGGGCGTGCCGCACGCGGTCAGAAGCGTCAGAATACTGACGGCGGCTGACGCTGACACGACGCGCCGGGCGGTCGGAGTAATGACGAAAAAGGACATGGAAAGCCTTCTAGGCTGGCGATTGGCGCGCTTGGGCGCGCCTACGCGGGAAAGGGTATGGCACGCCCGGTCCCTTTCCCAAGACGCCGGACGTGCCACCGTTTGTCGATCCCGCGACCCTGTACCGGGACCGGCGCGGAACCTGCCGCAGATCGCCCGGCCATGTCAATCCCGGCCCGAATTATTTCGGACGATGTCCCGGCTGTCCCGCCGAAAATGTCCGGATGTCCCGGCAAATGTCCCGCTTTCGGTGTCAAGACATATCGTCGCGATCCGGGTTATCCACAGGCACCGGGACGATCTTTGTTCGCCTTTGAAATCAATGCCTTAATTCCTCACGCGGATTTGATAACGAGAACGTGACTAGGACGCCGGACTTTTTTCGTCCAATTCTACACACGCGCGCGGCCCCCGGCGGTGCAAGTTGAGATACCGGCGCGGCCCGTCAGGGCGACGCGACGGGCGGATCGGACAGCGAGTGCTGAACATGAAGATCAGTTCTGGATTTCGCGGCAATCTGGCTCGTAGCCTTCACTGGCAAGCGAACTTTTTCAAAATGGCGCGGTGCGCCTGAATTCAGTCCCGGCCTTCGAAAGAGGCCGGGTTTTTCGTGGCGACCGGGACGGCCGGGACAAAAAGGGCGGGACAGAAAATGCGAATGACGGCGAACATTTCGGACGGCCATATCACGATCGACGGGCTGACGTTGCACGTCGCAGCCGCAGACTTTCCGAAGCTGCAAAACATTAACGGAAAGCCTGCCGACGGCGTGCAAGCGATCGTATGGGACGGCGACGGCCTTTTCGGTCATATCCAAGGCGGCGGCGGTGAACCGTTCCGCGACCCTGCGGTCGTCCTGCCGTTCGTCAATTCGTGGCTGGTCACGCTCGACGCGAAGATCAGCGAACTGTCGAAAATCAGCGGCGGCATGGGTGCGAAAAAGGCTGCGGAAGCTGCGGCCTTCGTCAAGCTTCAGGCCGATCTGAAAGCGAACGAAGCCGCGCTTTCGAAAGCTGCGAAAGCGGATGCGCCAGGGTGAGGCTGACGGATCGCCTGCCGCTCGCAGTTCGTCCGATTTGCAAGAACTGCCGTTTCAGAACGATCGCCGAATCGGTCGATCGCCGTGCAATGTATTCGCAATGCCACGTCGGTCCGCCGATCATGCTTGCGGAAAACGACACGCAATTGCGGACATGGTTTCCGATCGTCACCGATTTCATGTTCTGCAATAAGTTCCGGTTCGGCGGCTGGCAGCGATCGGTTATCATCGGCGCGAAGTGCGCTATCGGTTTCGCAATCGTCTCATATTTCGCAAATCATATCGCATGGGCTGACATCGCGGCTGCAATCTGGATTCCGTGACATGTTCGATCGACAGCACACGCGCCCGGTGCATCCGGTGACAATGGCAAACCGCCATGCGGCGAAAGCCGCGTTCCGCGCAAGCCAAGCCGAACAGAAGATCGCAGCGGCGCAAGCCAAGCGCGACCGCAAGGCCGCGAAGCGTGCAGCGCAATTGCGGGAAGACGAACATGTCTGACAGCGGCGCATATTCCGTCGCAGTCGTCGGCGGGTTCGCCGCGTCGATCATCGGCGGATATGGTGCGGGCAGCTTCGTCGTCTTTGGGATCGGATGCGCGATCACCACGATGGCCGCGATCGCGATGTCTCGCCCGGCCGGCAACGCATGGGAAGCCGGGATGCGCGCGCATGAATATGGCCGTCGTCATTTCGGGCTGACCGGCGCGCCGATGCAGGTCCGCGATCCTGTCGTTACCCGCACCGCCGGGACGATGAATGGACATCCGCTGTCGAAAGACACCGCGCCCGGCGACATGTCGGTCGAAGACTTCAATCGCGCGACGCGGATCGGCGGCCAACCATTGATGAACAAAGCGCGATCGGCTGATCGACCGCTGCGGCACGCCAGGAAATCGTACTACGGAGTGAGTGAACCGCGTTCAAATCCAGTGCTGAAATTCCCTGATCGGAAATGACACGGAAACCCGGCCCATTAACGGGCGCGATCGAACTTCTGTCCCCGATACAGGCGCGCCGCAAGCGCGCCTTTCGCGTTATGGGTTTGAAATTCGAACCGGAAGTCCCGAAACCGCTGCCACCGACGTTCCCGATCGACGATGTCGGCAGCGCGCACTATCAGATGCAGCGCGCGCGCGCCGCGTTGCTTTACGGCTGGATTGACGCCGGCACGTTCGCCGAAGTCGAAGCGATCGCGCGGCCCTTCATCCTTGGCACTTCGATTCAGAAGACCGTCGATGATATGAAGCTGCGGCACGATCCGCATCTCGTCGCGCCGCACGAATTCGAACTGAAACCACGGAAGCCGAAGCCGTCATGATCACCGCCGAACACGTCACCGCTGCGATCCGGCGCGCATGTCAAGCGACAGGCGAGAAGCCGGAAGATGTGCGCGGCAGGGTTAGCACGTTGCGCGCCCGGCATTACGCGCTTCATGCGCTGTTACATTGCTTCAAGATCACGGGCGGAGACGCGGCGACGCTCTGCGGCGCGCCGTCAGAACCGAAGCACTTTTACGGAAACAGTTATCAGCAAGTCTTCCGCCCGCGCGAGGACGGCACGGGACGCAGAATGGCGCAGTGGTTTAACGAAGCGATCTTCGGCGATGTCGTCGCGGCGGTGCAGGCTGTCGTCGTCGGTGACGACGCGGTCCCGGTTGCGCAGGAAAAAGATCAGCGCGGCGGACGCCGATCGCATGGACGCCCGCGCAAGCCGCGCGCACCGATCGTCGAACAGCCGAAGCAACCGGCGGTGCATGTGCGCAACATGGCATCGCTGCGCCCGGCCACGCGGGAAGCAATCACCGAAGTCGCCAAGGCCGCGTCGAAGGCGCTGTCGATCGACCTGACGAAGATTGAGCGACAGAAGCCGAAGCCGCCACGCATTGATTTTATCGACACGGTCCCGCGACACCTGATAGGGAAGATCGAAGCGAAGCCTTCGACGTATCAGCGCGACGCCTACAATCCGAAGGGGCATATCACGCCGAAGCGTTACAAGTCGAAGGCGGACATGTATGCCGAACTTCAAGCGGCGGTGTTGAACACGCCCGGAGCGAAACGATGCCGCGACTGATCGACCTTGAACCGGAATGGCTGCGATACGAAAAGCGCGCCGACGGGCGCGTTTATTTCGTGCCGTCGGACATGGCGAACGCGCACGGAATCAAATTCCTTTGCCCGAAATGCTTTGCGGAAAAGCCGGACGGTGTCGGCATTCATTCGGTGATTTGCTGGTCGCGATCGCGCGGCACGCCGGACGACGCCGAACCGGGACCTGGACGATGGACGTTCGGCGGTGAACGCTTCGACAATCTTTCATTGCATGGTGATCCGCCGGGCAATCCGCGAAGCGTGCAATTGAACGGCGGCTGCGGCTGGCATGGCTACGTCACCGAAGGGGAAGCTGCATGAAGATCAACGTGTGCGGGCGCGTGCATCTTGGCAGACCGATCCCTGTCGCGAATGGTTACGGCCAAGAATTCGAAATCTGTTCGCATTGCGGATCGCCGATGTCGCTTGAACAGATCTTCACCGCGCGCAAGATCGACGTTCAAGTCAAGCACATCGTCGTCGCGGCACATATCGCCAACGTCGAAGACATCAAACGAAGGGCGAGATAATGGGTTATCAGATCAGCCGCGCCGTCCGCCTGTCTCGCCTTCGCAGCACATACTTGACGCGCACGTTCAGCGGCGCGCCGTCGTCGAATACGCTTCAAACATTTTCGTTTTGGTTCAAGCGCGGACAATTAAGCGCGCAACAAATGCTTGTCGCAGGATATGACGGCAGTTCGACAGCGCCGTCTTTCATGTCGTTCGAGTCTGACGACACGTTCGCGATTGACCTTGGCGGGACCGCCGCGAACTTGATGAAATCGACCGCGTTGTTCCGCGACATTTCGAAGCCGTTGCATATTCACGTTTGGCTTGACACGTCGCAGCCGACAGCAGGCAACCGCTTCGGCGTGACGATCGACGGTGTCGCTGTCGCGTTGTCCGGGACGATGGTGCAGAACGCCGGGCAGTTCTTGCGCGGGAATTCGAACAATAAAATCGGCGTGCAATACACCGCCGCGACGACATTCGCCGACGGCGTTATTTCCGACTTCTATGCAATCGACGGCGCGCAAGTTCTCGCATCGTCGTTCGGTCAGTTCGACGGAACGACAGGCGTCTGGATTCCTGTCACGCCGTCCGGCCTCACTTACGGCACGAACGGCTTTCATCTGGATTTCAGCGACAACAGCAACAACACGGCGGCGACGCTTGGCGCAGATCGCAGCGGCAACGGAAATAATTATACGCCGACAAACCTTGCGATCACTGGCGTTACCGGAAACGACAGCGTCACAGATACGCCGACGAACTATGGCACCGACACTGGCCTCGGCGGCGAAGTGCGCGGCGGCTTCCCGGTATTCAATTGGCTGGACAAGCCGTCGTCTGTCGCGCTCGGAGACGCAAACCTAAGCGCGAATTGGGCGTCCGTCACTGCGAACCAGCAAGCGCGCGGCAGCATCGCGCTTCCGACATCCGGAAAGTGGTATTGGGAAGTCTATCTTGAGACGAACACCAACGCGAACGGCTATATGGGACTCGCGAACGACGCCAAGACCGCGTCAGCCGCAGCCGTCGCGCCGGGTTTTGATGTCAATTCTTGGTCGCTGCGGCCCGCCGACGGCGCGGTGTCAGGCGGACGGCCGGCAAAATATACGAATGGCGCATCGGGCGGAAACTTCGGCGCGGCAAGCACGCTGTTCGGTCAGGCGACGACGTATGGCTTCATGTGGGACGCGGGGACGAATTCGCTTTACGTCCGCGACGCGACGGGATGGATGAACGCATCGAATTCAAGCGATGCGTCGCCGACGACGGCGATATATGGATCGCTTGGGGCTGGCACATATTTCCCGGCGGTCGGTTTCAATTCCGGCGGATCGCAGTCGTCTAAATTTTGGTTCAATTTCGGACAGAAGCCGTTCGCCTATACGGCTCCGACCGGCGCGCTGTGTCTCGCCACGATGAATCTCGCGACGCCTGCGATCGTGAAACCGAAGTCATACTTCGATGTCAATCTTCGCACCGGCACGGGCGCGCCGATCGGAATTTCAGGATTCGGATTTCAGCCGGACTTCGTCTGGATCAAAGGCCGCAGTGGCGCGACGGGACATGCGCTCTATGACAGCCAACGCGGTCCGCACTTCAGTATCGACACGTCGTCAAGCGCGGTGCAGGCGACAGATACCGGCGGACTTGATTCGTTCAATCCGTCAGGATTTACGTTGAACGACGGCACGCTGGCGAAGGTCAACACGGTCGCCGCGACATACGTCGATTGGATGTGGAAGCGCGGCGCACTGCCGGGTTTTGACATCGTGCAATATACCGGAACGACGTCGGCGCAGAATGTCGGTCACGCCGTCGGCGTGACGCCGGAAATGATCATCATCAAACGGCTAACGACACTCGCGGAAGATTTCCCGGTTTATCACAAGAACCAAAACGCATCGCCACAGGCCGGTTCGCTGTTCTTGAGTACGAATGCGGGTTACGCGGCGGACAGCACAATCTTTAACAATACCGCGCCGACATCGTCGCTATTTTCAGTCGGGACATCCGCGACATCGAACGTCCTGTCTGCAAGCTTCGTCGCGTATCTTTTCGCCAGCGTCGCAGGATTTTCGAAGGTCGGTTCTTACACCGGCAACGGATCGGCAGATGGTCCGTTCGTCTTCTGCGGTTTCCGCCCGCGCTTCGTCATGACGAAGCGGATCGACACGACGGGAGATTGGCTCATATCCGACTCGGCGCGCGATCCTTTCAACGTCAGTTCGGCGACATTGATACCGAACCAATCACTTGGCGAAACATCTGCGGCGACGATGGATTTCCTTTCGACGGGGTTCAAACCACGATCATCGACGTTAGGGAACATATCGACCGGCTCCTATGTTTATATCGCCTTTGCCGACATCCCGTTCAAATACAGCGCCGCGCCATACTATGCGCCGGTCGTTCTGCCGTTCATGCGCCGCCGCCCGTACCTTCGGCGGTGACGAAGTCAAGACAGCCAGGCAGAAAATAGCCGGGAAGTGTCCGAAAATATCCGTTGACAGAATTCAAGGGATCGGAAACCGTCCCGCCCCTCGAAAAGAGGGACGGCAAAGCATGTCAAATGACAGCCCATTCGCGACGATCTGGCACCGATTTATCGACGATCCGGACTATAGCGTTTCAAAGACGCATCCGAACTTCGATCGGCTGGCACTGGAACATCTTGATCGCGGTCTGCATTTGCTCCATGCGAAGCTTGATCGCATTCACGCGGACAATGTCCGCATCATCACAAGGATCGAAAATATGGACGCACACGTCAAAGCGCTTTCCGACGAAGTCAACGCGATCGTCGCCACGATCAACACCACGACAGCGGCGATCAATGATGCCGTGACGAAGTTGCAGGCTGGACTCGACGCCGAAGACGACGCCGCTGTCGATGCTGCCGTGGCGGCACTTGCTGCGGCTAATACCGGCCTTGCCGCCGCCAACGCTTCGCTGTCGGCTGCCAATAAGCCGGTTGCCGCTGCGACCGGCGGTCAGGCTACCGCCGCCGCGCCTGCACCGGCCCCAGCTGCGCCTGCACAGGGTCAGTAAAAGCCCCATTGCCCGGCGGGGACATCGCCGGGTGGAAGACATCCCGGACGGCTGGATTGTTTCGATGCACGGTCACTATGCGTCGTTCAAGACACAGACGAAGCCGGACTTCGCGCCAGGCGATCGGATTGCGGTTTCTATACGAAAACTGTGAATTGCGTCGGTCGGTTACGGACCTGCCGGGCAGCCCTTGGGACTGTCACGCACCTTTATTGAAAGGCGCGCAATCGAAGGCCACCGTTTACGCGGTGGCCTTTTGCGTTGTATGGCTAGGCCATGACGGACGTTCCAGATCAGAAACCGGCCAACGGCGACAAAGCGCCGCCGATCGGCACGGCGCGTCTTCTCATGACATTCTTGAAGCATCTTGAGGCAGGAACGTCGCCGACAGGCGCAGCCAAGGCCACGGCAGGTCTGACGCTGCGCACCGCGTACCGTTGGCGCGCACAGAACGCCGAATTCTCGCAGCGCTGGTCCGACGCACTCGAAAAGGGCGCGGATAAACTTGAAGACAAGGCGCTAGAATTCGCGACCGAAGGCATCGTCGAATACAAAATGACGACAAAGAAGACCGCGAAAGACGGCACCGTCACGGAAACGATCGTCGAACGGAAGCGTGTGTCGGAAAGACTTCTCGAATTCCAATTGAAGGCGCGGCGTCCCGGCAAGTATCGCGAGAAGACGGACGCCGTCGATCCAAACGCGGGCGGCAATCAGGTCAGTTCGGAAAATGCTAGACACAAGCTTGATCAGCGACTCGACGAAATCGCGGGCCGAACGGCTGGCGGCACTGTCGAAGGCGGAACGGTCGTCCCTTTTGAGCGACCTAACGCTACAGGAAATTGACGCTCTAAATTTTGACTGGCAGTTTTGGGGAAGACCCGAACAGTTCGCGCCTGCCGTCGCGCAAAACGGCTTGCCTTGGAATACATGGCTGATCTTGGCCGGGCGCGGTTTCGGAAAGACGCGGACCGGCGCTGAATTCATTCGCGACATGTTATGCGGTTCGACGCCGCTTGCGCGCGGCAGATGGAAACACGTCGCGCTGATAGCGGAAACCGCAGCCGATGCGCGCGACGTTATGGTCGGACAAGGCAAAGCCGTCGGCGAGTCGTCCGGTCTTTTGCAGGTGCATCGCTCGGCATGGCTTCCGAAATACACCGTCTCGAAACGTCGGCTTGAATGGCCGAACGGCGCGATCGCGTCGGTGTTCAACGCGACCGAACCTGATCAGCTTCGCGGTCCGCAGTTCGACGGCGCGTGGTGTGACGAACTCGCGAAGTGGCGATACGCGCGCGAGACATGGGACAACCTTCAATTCGGTATGCGAACCGGCACGCATCCGCAGGTCGTCGTCACGACGACGCCGCGCCCGATCTTGCTTTTGAAAGAACTGATCGCCGACAAGACGACAGCGATCACGCGCGGATCGACGAAGCGAAATCTTGCAAACCTTGCGCCCGCGTTCATCAAAGCGGTTTATAAAAAATACGAAGGCACACGACTCGGCAGGCAAGAACTCGACGCCGAAGTTCTTGAGGATGTCGAAGGTTCGTTGTGGAAACGTGCGCAGATCGAAAAGACGCGCGCGAAGCTTAATGAAATCCCCGATCTGATCCGGATCGTGGTGTCGATCGACCCGGCAGTGTCAACGAACGACGGTTCGAACGAAACCGGGATCATCGTCGCCGGGCTGTCCGAAAACGGCCATGCGTGGATTTTGGACGATAACAGCGATGTCTATTCCCCGACGGAATGGGCGACCGAAGCCGTCGCGCTTTACCATAACCGCCGGGCTGACCGGATCATCGGGGAGCGCAATAACGGCGGCGACATGATCGAAAGCACCCTGCGGGCAATGGACGAAAACGTCTCTTACCGTTCGGTTTGGGCGTCCAAGGGAAAATTTATTCGCGCCGAACCCGTGTCTGCCTTATACGAGCAAGGCAGGGTTCACCATGTCGGCGCTTTTACGAAGCTGGAAGACCAAATGTGCGCCTTCACGGCAGACTTCGACCGGGATCAAATGGGTTATTCACCGGACCGGCTTGACGCTTTGGTTTGGGCGCTGACAGAACTGTTAGTCGCGCCTGAAACGGCGACGCTGGCTTTCACTTCGGCTTGACGGGGCACGCATGGGAATCTTAGACGGACTGTCTCGCGCCCTTGGCCGGATCGGCAGGCCGCGCAACGCGCCGCGCCGTGACTCTACCGCGTATCCGAATCTCACACAGATCGGTCGCGTCAATCAAATTAACGGCCTCGTTTACAAAGCATCGCCGACGAACATCCGATATTTTTCGCGCACGCCTTACGCGCGCCGCGCGATCAATGCGATCAAGAACCCGATCAAGATGCTTGAATGGGAAATCGTGCCGATCAACGGCGTCGAAACCAATTCAGAACTAGAACGACAGATCGAAGTCGCCGCGACATGCTTCGCCATGCCGAACGAAAGCGACGACTTCGAAAGTATGATCGAACAGGTGATCGAAGATTATTTGTGCGGCGCTGGCGTGATTGAAACGCAAATCGGCGGCGATCCGATCCGCCCTTTGTGGATGTGGCCGGTCGATGGACTGTCGATCCAGATATTTCCACTTTGGAAACCCGGCAACGGCGAACGCTACGCGCAAACCGGCGGCTATGGTTCGCAGTTCGGCGGCGGGATCACCGCGACGTTCCGCGACGATGAACTTCTATATTGGCGTCCAAATCCGAACACCGCGACGCCTTTCGGCTTCTCGCCGATGGAAATTGCATTTCAAACAATCGCGCGCCTGCTCGGCACTGGCGACTTCGCAGGAAATGTCGCGTCAAATGCGCGCCCCTCGATCGCGATCGACCTTGGCAACATCGGCGACAAAGACATCGCGGTTTGGTCTTCGTGGTGGAAAAACGACATTGAAGGTCAAGGCAACACGCCGTTTTTCGGAACGCCCGGCACAGGCGGCGACACGAAGACGCGCGGTCCGAACGTGCTGCGGCTTTATCCGGAAGGCGACGATGGTCTTTATTTGAAATATCAGGAATTCGTGCAACGCGAACTTGCAGCCGCGTTCGACCTGTCGCCGCAGAACTTCGGTCTTGAAGCTGACGTGAACCGCAACACGTCGGAAGTCGCGGAAGATCGCGATTGGGATCAAGCGATCAAGCCGACGGCTAACGGCGTTGCGAAGGCACTGACGCGCCACTGCATACAACGCAAGCTTGGATTTTCGCAACTTCAATTCAAGTTCGTCGGTCTGGATCGCGAAGACGAAGCGGCTACCGCCGACATTTTCGAAACTTACTATCAGAACAACGCGATCACGCCGGACGAACAGCGTGCAAAGCTAGGATTGCCACCGCTGGATAATCAGTTCGGCGGCATGGTGAAAGCGGATGTTGACATCGCCGTCGCAGCCGCAAAAGGCGTCGGCGAAAATGATGATCCGAAATTGAAATCCAACGGCGGCGGTAAGAAGCCAACGCCAAAACAGAAGGACAAACGAAAATGAGCATCGACGTTCACACAGTTTCTTTCGCGAAGGGCGGCGGCGGACCGTCGCGTTCTGACCGCCTGATCGCGGCTCTTATGTGCGGCGTCGCCTTCGTCGCTTCGACGGACGGCGTCACCGCAGGATCGGTGACGGCTGGCAGCGGTTACACCGCACTTCCGACGTTCCCCGCTGACGTTAACGGCGCGACTGTCGTCGCGAAGTCGCTGAAATCTGTCGGCACTCCGACGGTCGCGGCTGCCGGACTTGGTGTTGCGGTGAACGACACGTTCGATCTTGTCGGCGGCACACTATTCGCGGGCGGATCGAAGGCGCGCGTCACCGCGACGCATATCAAGGCGATTTCCGCAACCGTCGTCACAGGCGGGACCGGCGGCACGCCCGGCGCGGTCACGATCACCGGCACCACAGGCACCGGCACGAAGTTCCAAGCGACCGGCGTGATCAGTGCGGGCGGCGTTCTGCAAGGTCCGCTGACCGTGACGGTGGCCGGTGACTACACCGCGAACCCGACGATCGCTGGCGATGCTGTGACCGGCGGCGGCCTGTCCGGCGCGACCGTTGCGCTTGTCATGGGCGCGCTGACGTTCTCACTGACCACGGCTGGCAGCTACGTCGTCCCGCCTGCAAGTCCGGCTGCTCTGACCGATGTCGTCGGCACTTCGACCGGCGTCACCGCGACGGTTCTTTTCGGCCTCAACACGATCGAAGTGACAAACAGCGGCAAGGGATACAGCGGCGCTGGCGCGCCGACATTCAATGCCGTCAGCGCGGACGGCAACGGATCGGGCGCTTCGGTGCTTGGCACCGTCGGCGGTAACGGGAATCCGATGATCACCTTCGTCCCGTGCGATATGCCTATCCCGGATGCGCCTGCACTGCCGACGTATGTCGCAATGGCGATGCTGAATTCGTCGGCTGCCGGTGCGTATGTCGCGGTGAAAGAGAAAACGAATCTCGGTTTCTCTGTCGTTGTGACACCGCTGTCCGGCGGCACGTTGGCGGCGGGCGCGTTCGACGCTATCGTTCTCGGCTGACGATAACGAACGGGCGCTGTCATTCCGGCAGCGCCCGCCTTTCATAAGTCCAATCTGGAGTCCGCAAATGTCGGATACTCACAACGCCGCAAATGCGGCTTCACTCGACACCACGAAACCGATCGAAGACACTGCCGCGAAGACTGCCGACGAAGCCGCCGCGGCGGAAGCCGCAGCGATCAAGGATGAAACGGCGAAGATCGACGGTGCTGCGAAAGCGGCAGAACTGTCGGCGCAGGCCGAAGTGCCGGTCGAAGGCGCAAAGAACGAAGTCGAAGCCGACAAGACTGCCGATGCGGCTGCGACTGAAAATCTTCCCGACTATGTCAAGGCGCAGCGAACCGCAAATGTCAGCGGCGCGGCTTTGCTTCTCGATCCGAAAGTCAACACCGACGCGCCGATCGCCGTTCCGGATCAGCGCGCGACGTTGCAGAACTTGGAACAGTCGTTCGGACCGTCCGCCGCCGAACTCGCCGACGCCGCACATTCGGCACTGTCGCCGAAGCCTGCCGTCGAAGAAGTACCGTTGTCGGCGCAGCCGATCAATGAAGGCGTTCCGCATCCGACTTTGCCGCACGTCTTCGCCAGCGTTGGCCGCGTTTACAATGAAGGCGTGGCGATCCTGCAATCGCTGGAATCGCATATTTCGACGCTGGAAAGCGAAGGCGAATCCGAAATGCACGCCGTCGCGACGCGGATGCAAACGATCGTCGCCGACTTCAAGAACGGCGTCGAAAACATCGAAGCCGGGATGTCGGACAAGCTGAAAGCCGCAATCGCCGCGATGTCTCACTTTTAAGATTGATTGCGCCCGGTGTATGAGGAAAGCACCGGGCGCGTCCGTATCTCACAGGACAGGGGTTCAAGATGGCACTATCCAAGGCGCAGCGGAACGCGCTTCCGGCGACGGACTTCGCGGTTCCTGAAAAGCGCCTGATCCTAATCCATGATGAAATGTCAACGCGGCTTGCTTGGAACAACGTATCGCAGACCGCCGGATTGAATGCTGGCGAACGGAAACAAGCGCGACTTAACATCATGGCGCGCGCCGAACAGTTCGGAATCAACACGAAGCATTGGCATCCGATCGGCGAAGCGCATAGCGCGCGCCTGCCAAAACCAATTTCAATTTCCGCGATGTCGGTGTCGATCGACATTCCGGATTCGGATCATCCGAACAAAATGCCGTTTTCTGGCATTTTAACGCGGCTTGATCAGCCGTCTTCTGTCGCACCGAAAGGTTCGAACGGACGGCGCATTCAAGTCTCTACCGATGCCGCAGAACGCGCATTGCCTTCACTGCTAGGCATGGCGGTCGATTACAAGCCGGACTTCACGGGGCACGATCCCCAAGCGAAGATCGGCATAATCACCGCAGCCAACACCGACGGCGATGCGATTCATGTTAGCGGTTTCATCTACGCAAGGGACTTTCCCGAAGCGGCAGCCGACATCAAGGAACATCAAGACGTTCTTGGCTTCTCGTTTGAAGCTGCGGACATCTATGTCACCGATCCCGACGCCGACATCTTGGAAGTGCAAGCGATCACGTTCACGGGCGCAGCGATCATGCAAAAAGCACTCGCGGCCTATCAGTCAACATCGTTAGCGGCGGAAGCCGACGACGACGAACAGGAGTCCGAAATGGACAAAGATACAAAAGACGCAATCGACAAGATGGGCAAAGACATCGCGGGCGTCGTCAGCGCCGTCGGTGATCTTGCGAAGCTTGTCACGGTGCAGGCTGCCGGACACCTGGACAAGGTGAAGCCGTTCGCCGATGCACTCGAAACCGAAGCGCGCAAACTCGAAAGCGCAGGGATCGGCCTGCATCCGACACACGGTCACGTCGCCGTTCTGCGCCGCATGGCTGCGCAGATGTGTTCGGAAGCATCGAACGGCGTGATGCCTTCGACGTTCTCCGGCGGCGGTTACTATGCGGCTGGCGATCTGTCGGCGCAGGGTGACAGCGCAAAGGCGATCGCAGATGCAGTCGCAGCCGCGCAAAAGCCGCTTCTTGATCAGATCGCGGCGCTTGGCACGAAGATCGCCGACATCAAGGCGTCGGCAGCATCGTCCGCCACCGCTCCGGAACGCCGATCGCTTCCGCCGGAAATCACGACGCTTCTTGCGAAGGCTGGCATCGCGCCGAAAGACGGCGAGAAGGTCGAAGTCAGCGTGATCGACAAGGCGTTGAAAGACGCGAACATCACTGGCGAACGTGCGATCGCGCTGAAAAGCACGCTCCACGCCTGCGGTGTTCTCGCCTAACGCTCACAAGCGTTCGGCTTCAATTTCGATTTCAGAACTTCACTTCATGACTGCCGGTCACTGACGCGGCAGATAAGGGGAACACCACGATGAAAGGCATGTTTGCCGATCTTGCGAAGGTCGCGAAACGTATGAACGGGGATATGTTGGCAGCTGCCGACTTCCTCGGCAACGGCGCGATCGAGACGAACCGTTACGAAACGGAAATCGTCGATCTTGTCACGCGAACTTCGATCGCACTGACGCGCTTCGACGCGCGTCCCGCGACCGGACATCCGCACCGCTACTTCGAAGAAACCGCGATCGGCTCGGCGCAGTTTACCGATCCGCGCAATATCACGCCAACGCCCACCGGACCGACTCGCGTCGAACGCCCGGTGATGATCAAGGCGCTTACAAATCAGACGAACATGTCTCTGTTCGACGTTGACGTGACTCGTCAGCAGGGTCAGTTCGCCTATCTGGAAGCCAAGGATATTCAGGACGCAATCAATGCCGTCGTCGTGGCGGAAGCGGCTGCGGTCTGGAACGGAAGCGATACGTCGCTTTCGACTCCGACGACGAATCAATACATGGGCTTGCTGCGGCAGATCACGCAGACAAGTTCTGTCGGCGTCGGCGCTTCGATCATCGACGCGCTGAAAGCCCAGGTTGCCGCGATGGCAGGCCGGACCGATTACGACATCCGTCCGACTGCGATCTACATCAACCCGATTCTCGGCGATTACATCGACCGCGAAGCCAAGGCGCAGAAGATCGAACTCGGCGAAATGGATGTCGGTGCGGGCGTGAAGGTGTCGACCATCAACACGCAAGTCGGCAAACTTCCGCTGATCGGCGAAAAGTGGGTTCCTGCCACGACTGACACGTCGTTCGGGTTCACCGCACCGCCTGCCGGTTACAAGAATTACTTCGCCGTGATCGTCAGCGAAGGCATGATCGAAATGCCTTACATTCACGGCGGCGACGGCAATCCGAAGCCACGCATTTTCCAGCTTGGTCTTCTGTCCGGATTGCAGGGTCAGTATGTCGTGATCCACTTCAATGCGATCGTTGCGAAGGGCGCTTCTTACGCTCACGCGATTGTCGTCGTGATCCGTCCCTGATCTGATCTGATCGGCCGGTAAGTCGATCGAAAATAGTACCCGCCCGGCGCGATCCGGGCGGGTTCTTATAAAAACGAAAAATCTAAAACCCGGAGTCGACAACAATGAACATCTATTTGACTGGCGAACGCGAGAGACAGAATCCGAACCATGTGATGCAGGTCGCGCCTGCGGCTGACAAGCGCGTCGCACCGAACGGCATCCCGTCGGATTGGCTTGACGACGACAAGAAGCCGCGCACCTTCCCGATCGTCTTCCGATACGGCAAGGCTGTCGTCGAAGACAATCTTGGCGCGTATCTTGTGAAAACAGGGCAGGCGTCGGCGTCTTCTCTTTTGAAGCCGCAAGGTCGAAGCATTCTTGGCGCGTTTGCTGATCGCGTCAGGCCAGCGACCACGCAATACTAACGCAACATCGAAAGAGGGATCGCACATGACAAAAGTGACTTCGCCCGGCCAAGCTTACGACATCGTCGCAATGGGCGGGAAGCTTGAAGCTGTCCCTCTTTCGCTGTCAGACATTCCGGTGATCACACACGCCGCCGGAAACTATACGTCGCCGGTTATTGTCGCTGACGGCCTTTATAACATTGTCGTCGGTGTGAAATCGAACCGCGCGGGCGCAATCAATGTGCAGCGCTATATCGACGAAGCCGGACAGGTTCCGATCGGCGCAGCAGATACCGCGCCGTTGACCGCAGACACGCTTGCCGTCTTGTCGATTTCCGATGGCAAGGCAATCGGTTCTTATACCGTGCAGATCACGAACACCGACGGATCTCTTGACGCGACGATCGCGCAATTTGCGATGCGAAACACTTCGAACTAAGGCGGAAAGAACATGCCGTCGATCTATCTGCGCCCGGAAGATTATGCGCCGTATGGCGTGCCCGGATCGACAGAAGCGCAGGTTGTCGCGGCTTCGGCAATCGTTGACGGTTATCTGCGCCGCCCGGAAGGCATGATATGGGTTCCTGACTTTCAGGGGATGCCTTGCTACATGAAGGCGATGAAGCCGCGCTACAGCTTCACGATCACCGCACCGATCCCGGCTGGCGCGCAAGTTCATGTCGCGGTGCCGGGCTTCCCCGCGAACCCTGATCTGATCGGCGAAGTCGCTATCATTGATCGCGCGACGCCTACAAAGACCGAAGGCACCGTGATCCAGAACATCGCCGCAGGTGTCATGACGCTTGCGAATGTCGCCTTGGCACACGACGCCGGGACCGTGATCGACCTCGGCATGTGCATTTTTGAGGAACGGACGCTGACGAACAATCGGTCGATCGCGCGCGTGTCCCGCAGCCCGATCGAACGACTTCTGTCCGGCCTTGGCCGGTACGGATTCGGGCGGCGGCTTGATCAGAAGCGCGGCATGTATGGCGACGCAAATCTTCTGACGGCGATCGCTCAATTCGGCGGACCGCCGATGTGGACGCCGTTCGATGTCAATCAAGCGTCAGTCTCGCAGCCGACGAATGAAATCTGGATACCTGCCGGGATTATGCTGGCGTATTTCAGCGACGTTCGACTTCGCTACGTTGCCGGTTACACGGTCGAATCCATGCCTGATATTTTGCGATCCGCGACGGCGCTTGTGGTCACGTCGCAGATCGCAGCGCCCGAACTTATAGGCAATTTGAAAATGGCGAAGGCTGGCGACACCGCGATCCAGCGTTTCAGCGACTCGATTCTTGATACCGACATCAAGGGTTTGCTTGATGAATTCCGCGCAAGGCTTGTCGTCTGATGTCATTCCTTTACCCGCGCACGATTACCGTTCGCCGGGCGACAACCGAAAAAGACTTCGGCGCGCAGGGTTATTCCGGACTCGATCCGACGCAAGAAACGGAAGTCGTCAAGAACGTACCGGCTTCGATCCAGCAAACAACGGCGACGGGCGCGTCAGACGCGAAACTTCCGTCAGATGCTTTCACGCGAACGGGATGGCGAGTCTTTGTTCGACTAAGCGACCGAACGCTGATCAAAGAACGTGACATCATCGTCGATGATACGAAAAAGCGTTATCTAGTGACTTCCGGTTATTGGAATTCTCTCGGATATAATTGCTACGTTGAACTTTTGGAAACCTGATCAATGGCCGATCTGACGGATGTCGAAAATGCGCTAGTGATCGTCGCGCAAGTCGCGTTGTATCCGAACGGCAATCCGCAGCCGGGTCAGATCAAAGCGCCGTCTGTGACCGGCGACAGCGTTCGCATCTTTCCGGGATGGCCGAAATCGAAAGCGCTTGAAGACGATTTGAAGGCCGGTAACGTCAACATTTCAGTGTTTGCGCCGCCCGGCAGCGAACATAACACGTCGCGCTTTCCGAAAGACTGGCAGGAGTCAATCGCTCCGGTGACGACTGTCACTGCGACGGCGCAAGGAAATCAGGTCACGATCGGCGGTGTCATTGGCGGCATGCAATATGTGACCGTCCTGATCGGATCGCGGAAGGTTTACAGTTACGAAATCACTTCGAATGACGACATGGACAGCGTCGCGTCGAACATCGCCGCGCTTATCAATGCGGATTTTCCGGCTTCTGCCGCCGGACCTGTGATCACGATCGACACAAGCGCAAGCGTGATCGCCCGCGTCGGAACGACTGGAACGTCGTGGCGAGAACTGCGCCGACAAGAACGTCTTTTCAAGGTTTCGATTTGGGCACCGACGGTCGATGCGCGCGTGCGCGTTTCGAAGATCGTCGATGTTGCCTTCGCAAAGGTCGAATTCCTGACAATGCCGGATAATAGCGCGGCCCGGCTGATCTATGCCGGAACGGCGGAAACCGACGAAGCACAGCGGATTCAGCTATATCGGCGGGATTTATCATTCACCGTCGAATATGCCACGTCTGAAACGAAGGCCGACTTCGAAATCACGTCGTTTAGTCAAAACGTCCAAGGCGGTGTCAATCCGTCTGACGCTCCGATACAGGTTATCCATACGGACCTCCTGCCAACTACCGCAACCAACGAATAAGGATCGACATCATGCCGATATATCAAGGTGGCTCACTCAATCCGACGGCACTGATCGTCGCCGGTCTTTATGTCAACATCGTCCCGCCGCAGATTTCACTTCTCAATGGCGTTCCGACGAACATTCTCGGCGTCGTCGGCTCTGCGCAGTGGGGACCGAAAAATTCGCCGATCCAGATCGGCGGCACGTCGGCGATGGCAGCCTTCGCGGCGCAGTTCGGTCAGATTCAACCGCGCAAGCATGACATGGGAACGGCGGTCGCGATCGCCGTGCAACAGGGCGCGCAATCCATCAAATGCGTGCGCGTCACTGACGGCACCGACGTCGCAGCATCGGCGAACGTCACCGCGACTGACGCGATCAGAAGCATCACGGTCGGCGGAACAATCACCGCTAATGATGTCGTGACGTTGCAGATCACGCCGAACGGCGGCGTGCAGCAAAATCTCGCCTATACGGTTCTCGGACCTGACACGTTGCAGACGATCGCGCTTGCGCTTGCCGCGCTTGTGAATTCGAATGCGGTCTTGGCTGCGGCTGGTATCATCGCCGACGTTCCTGTCGCTGGCGTTTTCAATCTGCATTATCAGACCGCGCCGTCCGCAGTCTCGCGCATCGTCAGCGGTGCGGCGACTGAAACCGTCACGATCGGTTCTGCCGCGACGCTGTCGTCGATCCAAATCAGCTATGCGTCGAAGTGGACAGGATCCCTTGGAAATCAGATTTCGATTCTCCATAGCGCCGGTTCGCAGGCTGGAACGACGAAGGTCAGTGTCACGATCCCAGGCAGCCTTCCGGAAATCTTCGACAATATCGTCGGCGCTGGTTCTGTTCTTTGGCAGAACATCGTCAACGCGATCACGCTTGGACAATCCGGCGTTCGCACACCTTCGCAGATCATCACAGCGACGATCGGCGTCGGCGCTTCGACGCCAACGCTGCCGCTGACCGTAACGCCTTCCGGTGGTACGGATGGCGCGACCGGAGTCACGGGCGCGACCGAAGTCGGCGTCGATACGCTGCCGCGAACTGGCATGTATGCGCTTCGCAGCCAAGGCGTGTCTGTGGCGATGCTTGCGGACTGCGACGAACCTGCGACATGGCCTGCACAAGTATCGTTCGGGCTGTTCGAAGGGATTTACATGATCTGCACCGGCCCTGCGGGCGAAACGATCGCCAGCGCTGCCGCAGCCAAGACCAGCGCAGGCATCGACGCCTTTTCGCCGAAGATCATGCTCGGCGATTGGATTTATTGGCAGGACAACGTCAACGGTCAGCAACGTCTCGTTTCGCCGCAGGCGTTCATTGCCGGTTTGATGTCGAACATGTCACCGCAGCAATCGTCGCTGAATAAGCAGATTTACGGAATCGTCGGAACGCAAAAGTCGATCACCGGAATTTCTTATGCGACATCCGACATCGCGACTCTTGTGCAGGCCGGAATCGACGTGATCGGAACGCCAGCGCCGGGCGGTAATTACTTCGCTGCGCTGACCGGACACAATTCGTCTTCGAACCCGGTTATTCAGGGCGACAATTACACGCGCATGACTAACTACATCGCCGCGACGTTGAACGCTGGCATGGGCGTCTTCGTCGGTAAAACGCAATCTCCGACGGTGCAGAAAAGCGCGAAGGCCACGCTTGACGCATTTTTCGCCGGACTCTGGCGTAACGGACTGATCGGCACGTCGAACCCGAACACCGTTCCGTTCAATGTCATTCTTGACGACTCCAACAATCCGCAGTCGCAGGTCGCGTTAGGTTTGATGGTCGCAAGCGTGCAGGTGATTTACCTGTCGATCATCGAAAAATTCCTGATCAACGTCGAAGGCGGTCAGACCGTTACGATCAATCGGCTTTCGACCGCACCTTCGATCTAAACGAGACGACATCCGCAACCGAACCGATCGCGACGCGACGGCGAAACTTTAAGGAGTGACTTCAATGCCAATGAACGGTTTTTCCGTCGGTCGCGACGTGTCGATCGACATCTTCGGAAACCTTGGCAACATCGAACGGTTCAATCTGATCACGATGTTCGAAGCCAAGCAGAACACCACGCGAATCACGATCAAGGGAATGGACGGCGTGAACCGCTATCTTGAACTTCCAGAAGGGTGGGAAGGTTCGTTCGCGATCACGCGCGGAAATCGCGCCGTTGACGATTACTTCGCGCAAATCGAAAATACCTATTATGACGGCGGGGACATCACCGCTGCGGCTATCACCGAAACGATTTCAGAACCGGGCGGTGGAATCTCGCAATGGCGATATGAAGGCGTCATGATGAAGCTCGACGATGCGGGATCGTTTCAAGGCGATGCCGAAGTCAAGCAGAAGATCAGCTTTTGTGCCTCAAGGAAAAGAAAGGTCGTTTAATACCTATGTCAAACCGGGAAAAAACGCAGGGCGAAGCGCCCGCATCTTCGCGACGACGTGAACCACCGCGCGTCGCAATCCATGACAAAGACGGCGGCGCTGACAATGGCGCAGCCGAACAAGACGTACCGCGCGCGTCGGCAGCACCGCCGCCGCGCACGCCTGCAAGATCGAACGGAAGCGTTCCAGAACTTCGGATGCCTTCGCGCGATCTGACAGCGCCGAAGACAGTCGTGATCTATGACGCGCAAAATCGAAAGCTGACAGTTCGTCAGCTTAACGCGATGGACCGGCTGAACATGTATGAAGCCGCCGGACCGAAGCTGTCGGCGAATCAAGGATGGATGGGCGTCGTCGCGGTTGCGATGTCATGTGTCGAAATCGACGGCGAACCTATTCAGAAGCCGTTGTCGGCGATGGAAATGAAGGCCGTCGTCGCGCGTGTCGATCAGGACGGGCTTGACGCGATACAACACGTTTACAATGAAATTTGGGGCGTCGGCGTCGAAGACGATGAGACTGCGGACGAAGCAACGGCCCGCAAAGGAAAAAACTAACAGAGGACACCGTTTTTCGCGAAGCAATGTATCTTGTGAAAAGCGGTGTCCCTTTCGATGTTGCTTTCGCCGCTCCGGATCACTGGCGACTCGCGATGTGCGTCGCGCTCGGCGAATTCGAAGGCGAGAAATGGTCTTGGCGCGAACTGCGGTGGCTTAAAAAAGAATGACGACACGATCATTCGACAACATCCCGCAGTTCGTCGCTTTCCTAGCAGGCGTCAGCGCGTCGATGCCTGTCGCGCGACGCAAGGCGCTGGAAATCGGATGTCAGATCATAGAAACGGAAGCCAAGCGCGTTCTTGGAACGTATGACTATCATTGGCCGGAATTGGCCGATTCTACGAAAGCCGATCGCGTTCATCAGGGCTATCCAGCGAACGAACCCGGCTTGCGATCCGGCGAAATGCGCGACTCCATCGAACATGTCGTTCGCGACATCGGGTTTTTAGAAACGGAAGGTCAGGTCGGTTCGAACGAAGACAAGGCAGTCTTTTTCGAACTCGGAACGTCACGCCAGCCCGCGCGATCGTTCCTTGTCGGCGCTGCGATGAAAAAGTCTGACGCCGTCGAAGCGGCGATCGGGCGCACGATCGGGATCACGTTCGATTCCGGCGGCATGTCTTCGTCAGGAGTGCCGTTCAATCCTATCGGTTTCACCGTCCGATGATCGTGAACAGGATGATCTCGACGACATATCCGAACACAAAAACCGTATATGCGACCGTCACCGCTGCGGTGGTAACTAAGATTTTTGCCGGAACGCCGATCTTGAGATACCAATTCAGGGCGCGACGCCAAGGCCGCGCCTGTTCGATGGCTGACCGGCGCTGACGTTCTTGATGTGAGAAGCGATCGTCTTCGAAATGCGCCGCGTCGCGGCGAATGAAAAGGTTAATCAATGGCGTCCCTTTATCGGGTTGGAATTACGCTCTTATTGACCGACGGCGTTTCGCCCGGCCTTAGCCGTATATCGCACCAACTTTTAGGCGTCCATGCGTCCGCCTCACAGATCAATAGCCAATTCGGCAAATGGGCGCTTGCAATCGGCGGCGCGGGCGCGGTTATGGCCGGAACGACGCTTTTGCGCGGGATGTCCAAGGTCGCGGCGCATGGCAAGGAACTTCTTGATCAGCAAGACAAGCTGATCCGTGCCGGGCGATCGCAGGCCGAAGTCGCCAATCTGACCGCCGAAGCCTATGCCAAGATCACTAAGGCCGTCCCGACGGCCAAGGCGTCGGACGTGTTGCGCGTCGCGAACGAACTGACTCTTGTGAAGGGAAATTTCGCCGACGCGGCTGCGGCTGCCGCAGGCGCATTGAAGCTTGAAGCGTTGCTTGGAAACGCGACCGGGCGGAAGTCAGAAGGCGAGGGATACAACGTATGGCGCGCGCTTGAACTGAAAAACGTCACGATGGATCACGCGCTGACCGACAAGCTTATGGGTGGCATGGTGCAGTCGATGATCGCATCGGGCGGACGTGTCACTGGCCTTGATTGGCTCACCACGGCGCGCCAGGGCGGCGTCGCATGGACGCAATTGTCGAACGACTTCATGACGCAAGTGCTGCCGTCGGTTATGCAAGAACTCGGCGGACAGCGAACCGGCACGTCGTTAATGACGGCTTATCAGACATTGGCCGGTTCTGCGACGCTGCGAAAACAGCAATTGGACATGTTGCGCAAGATCGGGATCATCGACGAGTCGAAGATCACGACGGACAAGGGCGGTCGCGTCAATATCGGACCGGGCGCGATTCGCGGTGCGCGCGAAGGCATGGCCGATCCTTATAAGTGGACTCAAGAAGTCTTGAAGCCTGCATTGATCGCAGCCGGGTTCACCACGCTTGCGCAGCAACGCGAAGTGATGGCGAAGATTTTCCCGAACCGAAATGCGAACAGGATGTTCGACATCTTCCTAGACCCGAACTCCGTCGCGCGATTGGAAAAAGACCGGCAGATTTACGCGGGCGCGAAGCCTTTGAATCAAGCTTATCAAAGTTACATCACGGAAAATCCGAAGGGCGTCGAAGAAGCATTCCATGCGCAATATAAAAGCATGATGGAAGCTGTCGGGGCACCGATGATGAAAACGGCAATGCCAATCATGCAAGCCATGACATCAATGTTTTCGGCGCTCGGAGAATTCGCAAATACGAATCCAGAGACGATAAAAATCATCGGCATAGGATTCGGTCTTCTCGGCGCAGCCCTTGTCGGCGCGGGCGCTGTCGCAATAATCGGCGCGATCGGCACGGGCGGATGGCTGATCGCTGGTATCGCTGCGCTCGGCATCGCCGTCGCAGGGATCAAGCATTACTTCGACAGCGGACCGGACGCCGGAAAAGTATCGACCATGCCGACGGAAGGAATCGGCAGCATTTATAACGATCCGTTTAGCGGCGCAGGAGCTGTCCCGCCGCCAAAAAGCGGCGCGGGCGGTTCGTGGTCAGGCGACATCAATATGGACGGAAAGAAAGTCGGCGAAATCGTCACGAAACATCAAGTCGCTTCTGCCAGTGGTCCCGTTGGCGGTTCGTCGTTCTTTGACGGGACCGCCGCATTGATTCCTACTGATTACAATTTGGCGCGAGGCTGACAATGCCGCTGATTTTGGGTTCGATCATTTTCACAGACTACACGATCCCGGAAACGATAAACTTCGGCGGACGCCAAGCCATGACGGTTCACAAGCTGATCGGCGGTGCGCGCGTGATCGACGCAATGGGACCGGACGACGAAGACATCACATGGACAGGACGTTTCCAAGGTTCGCGCGCATCAATTCTGGCAAATCAACTTGACGTTCTTCGCGCGTCAGGCGCGGAAGTCCCGCTGTTTTTTGCTGGCCGTTTTTATATGGTTGTCGTCGCGGAAGCGCGGTTGAACTTTCAGCGCGCCTATCAAATCCCCTATAGCGTGACATGCACGCCGGTATCTTCGCCGAACGCGGGCGGATTTCAGCAAATCATTCAAACAATCGACGCGCTTGTCAGCCGCGACATGGCAAGCGTCGCCAATTTGGCGTCGCAGTTCTCGGCAGGTCTTTGATGGCAGTCGATCAGGAAGCAATCGCGAACGACATGACGACGCAAATCGCGCTCGTTAACGCGGCGATCGCGGCAGCCGGTGTATTGAACACGGCGTCGCTGTCGCAGTTGCAGCCTGTCGTCGAAGTGATCGAAAACGCCGTCAATGTTTTCAACGCCGATGCTGCGCTAATTGATGCTGACATTGATCAGAACAACTTCGGCGGTGTCGATCCGACGCAACCTGCGCAGATCAATATCGGATTATTGCTTACGCAAGCTTCGGACGTTTCGCAGCTTGCAGTTCTTTTGGAATCTGAAAACTATCTCGCGCGCGCTTCTATCAACATTCAACAGGCGACGGGCTGACAAATGGCGCAACGTGTCACGGCGAAGACGATCACAGTCGCGGGCGGAAATCTTTTCCAGATTGCCGCGACAGAACTTGGCGACGCAACACAATGGAATCGCATCGCCGCCTTGAATGGTCTTGTCGATCCGATGATCGTCGGCGTCGTTACGCTGCAATTGCCGCCGGTCAATCCGCTTGCAGGCAACGGCGGGATTCTCAATGCCTAGCGGCTCAAGTCGTCAGCCGCGCGCCTATCTCAAAATCGACGGCGTCGATTGCATTCCGATCGAAGTGAATGTGTCCATGACGGCGGAAAGAAACGCCGACAATTTCGGCGCGACGCTGCCGCTCGTTGCGCCTTTCGATGAACAGTATTTTTCTGACACGTCGCCAATTCCGATCGAAGTCATAATGACGAACGATCAGACCGTCGGCGAATGGGTGCAGATGTTCACTGGATTTTGCGACGTTCCGCGCATCAATTTTTCGACGCGCCGCGTGATCCTGACTGGTCGCGATAAGACATCGTTACTTATTGAAACGAAAACGTCGGAGAAGTGGCTAAATAAAACGACGACTGACATCGTCAACGAAATCGCGTCTCGCGTCGGATTGACCGCAGATATTTCTCTGACATCGCCGGACAAAGTCGGGCTGACCTATAAGGACGATTACAACCGGATCAGCAATCAAGATGTTCTTTTCAATGTCCTAACCGTTCTTGCGGAACGCGAAGGCTGCGCCGTTTTCGTCAGGGGCGATCGCCTGATCTTCAAGCCTGCGGATCAAATGAACGGCGGCGTGATCACGGTCGCATATCAGGCACCGACGAAGGCTTCTTACGCGAACGGGACGTTCATGAATCTTGAAGTCTCGCGAAATCTTTCCGTGGCTAAAAATGTCGGCGTGTCCGTCAAGACATGGTCGCAGAAACAAAAGAAGTCGCTGTCAACGTCGTGGCGATCGCAGGGCGCGTCTTCGACAAAACTTGACTATACCTATTCGGTCCCGAACAACACGAAAGAGCAGATCGACAAGATCGCAAAAAACAAGCTTGCCGAAATCACCGGGCAGGAAAGGCTTATTGATCTTGAAATGCCCGGCGATGTTAACATCACTCCGGAAAACAGGCTGAATCTAACCGGGACGAATACGGCCTATGATCAAAGCTATACGATTTCGCGGGCAAATCATCATATGTCGCAAAGCGGTTATAGGCTCACGATCGCAGGTCGCGGACCGGACAAGAAAAACACGATAGCGCAGGATTCGTAATGGCCGACATGGAATCGCTTTTGAACATCGTCCGCCGCGAAGTCGAACGCGGGATCGCGCGTTTCCAGCCGTGGTCGATCGGGACTATCAGTTCTTATGATCCTGCGACACGGACAGCGAAGGTGCAGCTACAGCCGGAAGACACACAAACCGGATGGTTGCCGATCGCGTCACAGGCCGTCGGCAACGGTTTCGGTTTGAACATCGGACCGCACACCGGGACTTCGTGCCTGATCCATTTCCAAGGCGGCGACCGCGAAGCCGGGATCATCATGGGATTTTTTTTCACCGATGATGAAAAGCCGGTATCGGTGGACGAAGGCGAAATCGTCATAAAAACGGAATGGGGTTCTGCCGTTTCAATGTTGAAAGACGGTTCCGTTCTTTTGATGGACAAAAGCGGCGCGACGTTCGGCTTAGACGGCCTCGGCAATCTGACGGTGAATGCAAAATCAGGCGCGTCATTCGGTATGGACGCGGCTGGAAATCTGATCTTGAACCCGGCAGGCGCGGGAAATGTGATCTTAGGTGGATCATCCGGCGGTGTCGCGGTGGCGAAAGACGGCGACACCGTAACCGGCGGCATCGTTCATGCGACATCGTTGAAAGTGAAGGTGCTGTAATGGCCGATCTTGCGCACTGGTTCGATGATGATTTGCAGGTTAGCGCGACGGGCGATCTTCTCACGATCGACGGGACAGTCCTTGGTCAACAGCGCGTCGTTCGTCGTCTTCTCACGAATCCGGGAAGCTACATTTGGCATCCGGAATATGGCGCTGGTCTTCCGTCCTATGTCGGGCAGACATTGGATAAAGACGCGATCGGCGCATTGATACTTTCGCAGCTACTTCTTGAATCTGCCGTTTCGCAATCACCGCCGCCACAGGTGACGGTGACGCCGATCACTGGCGGCGTATTCGTCCAAATCCTGTATGTCGATTCGGACACAGGAAAACAGGTCAATCTTTCATTCGACGTTTTCCCGGAGTCGTAAATGGCAAACCTTGCAACGAAAAATTTCTCGACGTTGGTTTCGGACTTCGCTGCGGCGGTGCAGTCCGCCGCGACAACGCTGACGGACTTCAAGATCGGTTCCGTTCTTTTGGCGATCGGCGAAGCGAACTCTGCGGTCGCGCTATGGCTTCAAGGCATGATCTTGAAGCTTCTGACTTCGACGCGGCTTTCAACTTCGACAGGCAGCGATGTCGATTCGTTCGTTGCAGATTTCATGATGACTCGGCAGCCCGCATTGCAGTCGTCAGGAATTACGAACTTTTCTCGCGTCACGCCGTCGATCGCAACGCAAGTTCCGATCGGTGCAATCGTCCAAAGCGGCGACGGATCGCAAAGCTTCGCGGTGATCCGCGATGCGACGAATCCGAATTATTCGTCCGCCACGGACTCCTATCCAGTCGCGATCGGAACGATATCGGTCGGCGTCACGACGCAAGCCGTCAATGGCGGCGCGGCTGGCAACGTGATCGCTGGCGCTATTTCGGTATTGCAGACAGGGATCACGGGGATCGACTCGGTCAGCAATCCGTCAGCTTTTACGAACGGCGCAGATCAGGAAACGGACGCCGCCGTTAAAACGCGGTTCTGGAACAAGATCGCAGCGCTGTCCGCAGGGACAGAAGCCGCTATTCGCGAAGCCGTCAGCGGCGTCGGACAGGGATTACAGGTCACGATCGGCGAAAATCAAGACTACGCCGGGAACGTCAATAATGGACTTGTGACGATCATCGTCGATGATGGCACCGGGTCGATCACGCCCGATCTTGTCACGCTTGGCGCGCAAGCCGCAGATAAGGTCCGGGCGGCTGGCGTCAGGTATGGCGTTTTCGCTGCGGTGAAATTGGTCGCGAACGTAATCATGACGATCACGACAGCGGCGGGTTTCTCTCATCCCGTCGTCGTCGGCCAGGTCGCGACGAAGATCGCGGCCTATATTCAGGCGCTTGGGCTTGGGAATCCGCTTCCGTTCACGATCCTTGAATCAATCGCATATAGCGTTCCGGGCGTGACGAACGTCTCAAACGTCTCGCTAAACGGCGCGACGCTTGATCTTAATCCGACATATAAGCAAACAATAAAGCCGGGCACGGTGGCGGTGAGCTAATCCGATGGCGACTGGCGACACTAACGACATGGTGAACCGCCTGCGGGCGGTTTTTCCAAATTGGTTTTCAGACCCTTCGGTTTCCAAATTTGCGAACGCGGTGTTCGCAGGATTGGCGACAGGGCTGTCGTTCGCCTATAGCGCGATTCAATATGCCAAATTGCAGACACGGATTCAGACCGCGACGGGCGGGTGGCTTGATCTAATCGCATGGGATTTTTTCAACGTCGGATTTTTACGTCGCCGGGCGGAAAGCGACGACTCGTTTCGATCGCGTGTCCTTAAAGAAGTTCTGCGGCCTCGGCTGACTAAAGCGGCGATCCTGCAAATGTTGCTAGACCTCACTGGTCGGCAAGGCATCGTGATCGAACTGAACGACGCTTCGGCGATCGGGTCTTGGGACGGACCGGCGTTCGGTTTCGATACATACGGCGGATATGGCAGCACTGAAAACAATGGCCTGATCATCGTTGCGCAGCGCCCGATCAATTCCGGCCTTCCGATCTTGTCAGGATATGACAGCGATGCTGGCGGTTGGGACACGAACATGTTCGGACTATTGGATCAAAGTGATCTAGTCGGTCCGCTTTCTGACGCTGACATCACTGCGCAAATTCTGCGAACTATCGCAGCGGGCATCAATCCGACAATCATCATCACCGGCTAATCGGGGAACACGAAAATGGATCGTCAGACAGTTTATTCAGCGGCAATTCCGCGAAGCTTCGACATTTTGCAGCAAGAACAAAATTCGATGATCGCTCTTGCGAAGCTTGCTGAATTCATTTTCGGGACATCCGGATATGTTGACGGCTTCGCGGCGACGCCGACGACGCCTGCATCGCTAAATGTCAACGTGGCGGCTGGACAAGTGATGCAGCTTGCGTCGCTCGAAGCGACGAACTGGTCTTCGATCGGCGCTGACACGACGCACCAAATCTTGAAGCAAGGCATCGCACTTGATTCGCAGGCGATTGCTATCACGCCGCCTGCGACGCCCGGATTCTCGCAAGTCTTCCTGATCGAAGTGCAGTATGCAGATCAGGACGGAAACGCGACGGTTCTGCCATACTTCAACAGCGGCACGCCGTTCCCGCAGCCGCCCTTGAATGGTCCCGGTGGGGCTGGTACGTCGCAGCCGACGGTTCGCAAAGGCATCGCAGCGGTGCAGGTCAAGGCCGGGATCGCGGCCGCGACCGGAACGCAAGTCGCGCCGTCCGCTGATTCGGGATGGATCGGTCTTTGGCAAATCACGGTCGCGAACGGTCAGACGACGATCACGTCCGGAAACATTGTTCAGGTTTCAAGCCCTGTCGTTCCGTCGATCACTCCGAAGCTTCCAGCAATTCCAGCATATATCCAAGCCGGTTCGCCGATGTATGCCCGCGACACTGGCAGCGCAAATGCGATCATCGCGAACTTCGTGCCTGCGATCACATCATTACTGGAAGGCACGGAACTTCGAATCAAAATTCTCGCGAACAATACGGGCGCGACGACAGCATTGATCAATGGCGTTTCATATCCTGTGACACACGGCGACGCGACGGCACTTGTTCAAGGCGACTTGCTGGCAGGTCAGATCGGCGTGTTCCTGTTCGACGGCGCAAACTTGCAGATCGTTCGATCGACAGTCGATCCGACGACGGTCCTGCAAGTCGGCGATCCGATCTGGCGTCCGATCGCTGGCACGCTTCCGAAATTCGTCCGCGCGAACGGTCTGACGATCGGCGACGGAAGTTCGACCGCAACGGAACGCGCAAACGCTGACACGCTGCCGCTGTATACGTTCCTTTGGAATAACTTCACGAACACGCAATGCCCTGTGTCAGGCGGACGCGGTATTTCGGCGGCGGTGGACTTTTCAGTTCACAAGACGATTCAACTTCTCGACATGCGCTTCCGTGGTCCGATCGGACTCGACGACATGGGAAACAGCGCCGCAGGTCGATCGACGGGCGCGACGTTCATCACCGGCAACGCTACGACTGCCGGTGCTGTCGGCGGCGAAGCGTCGCATATTCTCACAAGTTCGGAATCGGCGGTTCATACGCACGCGAACACTCTTAACGAGTCGCCGCATTCGCACCTTGAGACTAGAAACAACGGTTCGCCAGGACCGATCACAGACATCGCCGGTTCGGTCAGTTTGAGTGCTTCCGGAACGGTTGCGTCTGCTTACTCAACACAAACTGCACTTACTGGAATCACAATTACGAACGTCAGTTCAGGCAGCGGCGGCGCGCATAATAATATGTCGCCGTTCATGACCGGCACTTGGTATCTTAAACTTTAACCGTCGCAGCCGCGACAAAATGGAGAAGACGACAATGCGAGACTTTAACGGACATTCAGAAGTCGGATTTCGCGGCGCAAGCGACGCCGCTGTCCGCAACGCGATCGCCGCAGGCGTCGCGATGGAAACACGATATGACGTGACCGCGCACGATCGTTTCGGAAAGTTCTTGTTCAAGGCGCAGGCGAAAAACCGCGTCGTCACCGCAGGTCTGAACAAGCTTCTCGACGCGACGTTCAAGACCGGCCTTGCTTCGCCGCTTTGGTATGTCGGCCTTTGCGGCGCGTCGATCACCGACGGCGCGATCACCGCGTCGGCTGCGATCCTGACATCGGCTTCGGCGCCATTCACTTCCGGCGACGTTGGCCGCGCGATCATCGTGCGCGGTGCTGGCGCGTCCGGTGCTGATCTTGTCACGACGATCCTGTCGTTCACGAACTCCGGTTCGGTGACGTTAGCCGCGAACGCTTCGACAACCGTCACGGGTGCTTCTGTGATTTGGGAAGCACGCGCCGCTGACACGATGTCGTCTCATACGCCGTGGGTCGAAAGCGCTGCCTATTCGCAGGCGAATCGCCCTGCATTCACGCCAGGCACGATCAGCGGCGGCAGTGTCGATAACTCGGCATCGCAGGCGCAGTTTTCGATCAATGCGAACAACACTGTGATCGGCGGTCTGTTCCTGTCCGATAACAACACGATCAGCGGAACGACTGGAACGCTTTACGGCATGGCACCTTTCAGCGTGTCGTTCCGTCAGTTGAACAACGGCGACACTCTTTCCGTCACCGCAACGCTGACCGCAGCTTCGACCTAAAATCGGAACTAAGGGCGCGGCGATTCCCGCCGCGCTCTTTCCATTGGCCGCGCATTCGGAGATTCTAAAATGGGCCGCATTTATTCCGTTCCGATGAAAGCTGTCAGCGCGACGCTGGCACAGGATTTGTGGAACATCATCGCGGGTGCCAACATGGCGCTTGCAATCCACAGCATCACACTCGGACAGAAAAACCTTACCGCTGTCGAAATGTGGAGTCTGACGCTTCGCCGCTTTCCCGTGACGGTGACGAACGGCACGGGCGGCACAGCGCCGACGCCAGCGAAGCATAACTTCAACGATGCAGCCGCGACATTCACGGCAAGAATGAACGATATGACGACGCGCGCATCGACAACCGGCACGGCTGTCGATCTTCCATGCGACGCCATGAACGTCCTAAATGGCTTTTTCTTTCTGCCGCCGCCGGAAGACAGAATCATCATCGCGCCGAATCAGAACTTGATCGTCGGACTTGAGACGCCGCCGTCGGCTGCCGCGCTTCTTTCCGGATCAATTGTCGTCGAAGAACTTTT